GCAGCTTGTAGCAACAATGTCATCGTTTGCTCAGTCATTGCAGCACCTCCTGCACAGTGATACGTTCCCATGATTCGGGTACATGTTCTATGTTCCGTTGAACCGCTCCACTGTATTTGTTTCTCAGAATTGTGAACGTGCGCGGTTCTGGCTTAATGCGGTATTCTTTAACATCGTCGTGAAAGCTAATTTCTTCGTCTTCATCAAAGTCATCCCAACACGGTTTTTTATCGGAACCATTTTGATATTGTATCTGCTTGCCTTCACTCAACGCTTGTACGATTGGCAGGAATAAGTGTGCGTTGTCTTTATTCATATTTTTAAATCAAATTATTTTTCGTAGGTATAAAAAGCAAAGGTAAAAAGCCCGTCTGTATCTTGAAGGAATTCGGCAAAATAAGGCATGTCTTCATGAAGAGCTACCTGTATAGTCATCTGACCATAGCAGGGTTCATGGTCGCATATCGTAGCAGACCAATCCAATTCTTTTATTAGACTCCAGACTTGTTTCTCTGTGTATTTTTTCATTCTGTTTTGTGGCCATCAAGAAATGCTTTTGCAGCAAAAGAAAAAGCAGTTGCACGTAAATGACCTTGATCTTTTTCAGCAACATATCCTGCTGCCCATAAACCAGCATCAATAGCACTACGAATAGATGGTTTTATAACCTGTCCTTGAACATCAACTTCATCAAATAAAACAGCATTTTCTGGCTGAGTTATTTTTTCACAAGTAATGCTTACTTTGCCATCGTATGTTCTTTTAAAGAAAGTCCCGCGAAGAGTTATTTCAACTCCAATTGGAAGCTTCCACATCGAAGCTTCATTCCAAAGAGTTAAAGATATTTCATTAGAGCTTGTCTTTAAAACAGCATTTGAATAACGCTTGTTATTCTTAGATAGTTTTGGAGGGTATTGGTTTTGTATTGTAACTGGACCAACGCAAGTAAATTGATCTCCGTCTTTGGCTTGCTTTATTTCATGAATTGAAGCCATTTATTTAGAAAATTAAAAAGGTTCTTTCTTATCAATCTTCCATGCTTGAAGAGAAACGTAGTGCTTACCATTGTACTCACTACCGCGTAGATTGTAACTCACTGTTACAACGTCACCAACTTCACAGTCGTTAATAAGAGAACAACCATCTTTAATTAACTCTAGTTTAATTGGTTGAGGATATTTTGAATCAGAATCGTGTTCAACAATGAATTCACGTTTGGTAAAGCCTTTTGTTCCAATTGTTTGCATTTCGCTGATTGAAAGAATAGGACCTGTAATTTTGTTTATTTCGGACATAATATTGTTTTTTGTTTATTTAGTGAGATTTTTAGCTGCTTTTAAGTAAGCGTTTATTACACGATCGTCTTTTCCATAAGGAGTGGAATTGGCTTTTTCGAGTTTAGCATCAAGTGCTTCAAGAGTTGTTTGAAGATTAAATGATTCAATGATTTTTGGAACCATGTCATCTTCCTTGTTTGCAACATCCTTCTGTGGCTTGCTTGTTGATGCACTAGATTGTGGTTTGCCATGATCATTAGTCGCGTCAGGGTCTTTAGTATCATCAATGCAAAACAAACCGTTTAAAGCATACTTTCTTGCGTAAGATGAACATGCACCTGTAACTTGCGCTTCGTCCATACCTTTTTTACTTTCAGTTTCGCGAGCAAATGCTGTCGTGATTATTGATTCACCTTCAGAAAAAAAAGTTGCAGTGGCTTTAACGTAAATTCTACCACCAACTTCAACAATCTCATCACTTAAGGTAAGGATTGCATTTACTGCTTGTAAAAATGGTTTGACTGATTCAAGGATGCTTTCTGCTGATCTATATCGATAATTACCAAACTTGTTTTCTAAGTTTTTAGGTGCAATAAGATTAGTCTGAATTATTTTTAATTTTTCTGCTGCTTTCTTCATAGTTATTGATTCTTAAGTAAATTGTGAATAATTAAGGCGGGGTTTTTTGAAATTGGATGAGAAATAAGACAACATGGATGGAAATCTAAAGTTGCTTCTCTAATTTGAAAAGCAACATTTAAGTCTTCTATTTCTATTACCAACGATCCATCAAGATCAGAAAGAGAATCGTTTTCGATTCCATGTTCTTCAAGAAGTTGTTGTAAATTACGTGGTAGTTTTCGAATCATGATAATCATAAACTCCCCACAAGCGCGGAGCGCTTAAAATTCTTCGCTGCTAGAACTCATAGATTCAAGCTTATATTGAGGGCAGACATGACAAAGACCACAAAATGAGTTTTGCGGCGTTCCACAATAAGTTTTTGCTCCAGGCCTAACTTCCACAAATTGTCCCGGCTTTTTGAGTTCATCAGCTTCAGCTTGCGTAGCACATAATTTAGAAGCTCGCTTAGCTCCTTTTGTTGTAATTGCATAAACAGCAGGTTTTTCCCATTGTTCTTCCGGAGTGCAATTACGTGGAGATCCTTTTAGTGCTGCTAAGTGTTCAGGAACTGTTTTATTGAAAAGCTTTAAAGCGTGTTCTCTATCGTAAGGTTGAGTATAAATCATCCATGGAGATTGTGGATACTTTGGATCAAGAACACTGCGTGAATGTTGCCATGTGATGTCGATGTAGATTACTGCAACTTGTAACACTTTAAGTCCATTGACCTCGGCTAGATAACCGTTCATTTGAACTTGGTCATAATGCTTGCTTTCTATTTTATCTTTTGGAGAACGAACAGTTTTGTAGTCGTAAATAGTATTGTTGCAATATAAGTCAATCTGTCCTGATACAGAAACATCGCAAATTTTTGTGTAAAGACGACGTTCAGAAATTTCACCTTCGATTTCCATTGTGTTGGATTCAAAAGTTGAATGCATTGATGTACCAATGAACGCAGCAAACATTGAATAAGTTGATCGTATCTCCTCATTTGCAATCTTTAAGTAAGTGCGTTGTGGAGGTGATAGTAATTGAGTAACACTGAATACTGAATCAGCTTTGGAGTAATCGTTTCGTAGCAATGCTCGTGCAAATGGCATAGGTAAGCTTTGTAAGCTTATTGGGATGCTTTTTGGGTCCATAAGTTTTAGTTTTTTTAAATGTAGATTGCTAAAATTTCCTCGTCGCTCATTGTTGTTAGCATAAACAACTGATTGTATTCTGTTTGTTCGCCATCGAGGGGAGATTGACCATCGTCATGGAAGTATTGCATTCTTAGGCGACCGTCAATAAGTTCATCAAATTCTTCACCCCAGCTGTCTCCATCAAGAATGACTGATGGATATTTTTTCTTGTTGTTTTTACCAACAATTCCATATTCGACGACTAGGCGGCGATATTTGGTTTTGTCCATTTTGGTGATATCTGTTATTGTTTCCATATTAAAAGTTTTCGAAATCAAAATCAGGATGGAGCTCTTTCATCTTTGCTTGAACTTTTTCTTGCCATGTGTAATATTCACTAATTAAGTCAATGCTATCGCCAAGCGCGTGAATTAATTCATGTACAACTGAATCCATTGTACTTTCCATGTCTTGAAGAATTTTAGCTTCATTAAATGTTTTCATCTTCATCGAGTGTTTTCATATTATTCTAATTCAAGGTCGATTGCTCTGGTGCATCCATTTTGCTTGACGATAAGGGTTGCTGTAATTGTCTCTCCTTCAGCCACTCCATCTTCATCCCCGACAAAGACTGAACCTTTCAAGGAGGAACTGAATAGGTCTTCTCCTGTGAGATCGAAAGGGCAGTCCTCAAATATGTCGTACTCATCGACGGTTGTTACGCCACAGGTGATCTCTGTGAATCCATTTTCAATGTCCCAACAAGAGTCAGTGATATCGAGTGTGTATTGGCGACCCTCGCATGAGAGATAGACACCCCCTAAGTCGAGGGCTGCAATACTCTCAAGCTCTTTCGAGAGTGAGATAGTAACATGGGAGATTGCTACATCGTCGATGTAACCTTCTACTTGGTTTTTTTTCATGGTTCAATAATTTCGTATTCTCCTGTTTTTAACAAAATTTCTCCACACCAAATAAGTCCATCTTTGTTTGCGTTTGGAATATTTTTTGCAATGCTAACTTCGTAGACTTTGTTTTTGTCTATTTCAATATTGGTTCCTGCAAGCTTGTAAGAAATCTTTGGTTTAATTTTCATTGTTTTAGTCAGGCTAAAAGTGCCGTGGTACTTTATTACGCCCCACGGCGGGCGTACCAGTCACATGAGTTGCCTACATAGTAGTTGACTGAAACACCTATGTAACCAGACGGTTTTTGCTGCCGCCAACCAGACCGTTTTACCTTGTAACGGTCAAAGGAAACTTTTACACATTTACGGTGATTAGAGCAGACTGCTGTTTTGGGTTTATAATGGTGGTCAGGAGCGAGTCTAGAGCTTTTTCTGCATCCTCGTTACCAATAAGCGGGTTGGGCGCTTTAAGGCTATCTACAATGAGTTTTCTTGTATCGTTGTAAGCAAAACTTGTAGATTGGACTTTTGCTAGTTTTGCTTGAATTACTTTGATTGCTGGTGACGTAATACCAAAATTGACTTTTGCTTCGGAGCTTGGATTCCAACGATGGTAAATAGTAATGTCATCTTCATTTAAAACTACTTTCTTGAAATCTTTCATAACCAAAGCAATTCCTTCTTTCTCAAGCGCGTATCGCTTTGCTTCTTTTTTGATTTCTTCATCTTCATGCGCTCTTATAGCTTGGTGCATTAACGCTTCTATAATTTGCGTTTTTGTAGGCTTAGGTTGAATTGCTTGGATTTTATTTGGAATAGTAATTGCAGTGTTCATGTTGTTTTAGTTGTTAAAATTTAAGTTTCGATCTTTTGCTAGTTGTTGTAATGTTTTTTCCCATATCTCTGTAGGAAGCGAGTCGTGGATTATTTGTAATTCATTAATTAATTCCATGTGATCTTCTGGAACCCATCCAGCGTCATGCAGTTCTTGCCATCTTTGATATTCAAATGCTTCAACGTATTCGTCTTCAGCGATTAAGCATCCAGCAGCGCAAACTTTGTTTTTACTCCCTCTGTACATGCATGTTCCTTTTTCTCCTACGCTTCTGCTGTTTTGTTGAAGTAAGTGTGTTGTTACTTGGTTAAAAACTTCTTGAGCAGTAGCGTTAGGTAGTGTTTTAAGTGTTATCATTTAGTTTTTAGAATTAGAATACAAAATTGTTTGTTCATGCATGATCAAATCGTTTTCATGTATTATTTCAATGGTTGCTTCTCCGTTGTTCTGGTATGGATCTATTGTTTCTTCACTACCTTCAATTAATTTTGTATATGGATCTAGTCCGCTTTCGTATGCCCATTCATATAAATCTGAAGATGTGAACGAAGGGTTTTTTGCCATGAAAATTAAGAGAGCATCTTTATGTTCATCTTCGATACTAAATCTATCCCACGCAGTTATTTTTTGATCGATGTGTATCATTTGACATCCTTAAAATAAATTGTTTCTATTTTTAAAAACTCCATTTCTACTTCTTTATTGTTCTTGTCGATAAGGTGCCATTTCATTTCGTTAAAAATGTTTTCAGCAGCGAGTTGTGTCTCTGCTTCAACATCTACAATTATTTCACTAATCACTTTATATATTCTCATTGTTTTAAAAATGATGCTTGCAAGCTCGCCAAACGATGGATGGCTGTCCTCCTCTGTCCCGTTGAGGTGTTTGACGAACTTGCAAGAAATTATTCAAGGTCTAGGTTTTCTTCTTCGTCTAGAAATTCTTGGTTTTTAGCCAGACTAAAGCAGTCTGGTTCTTCTTCTGGTTCAGTCCAACAGACATAGCATCCCCTGTTTGGGGAGCTACATCCGCAACGTGAGCAATTCATTATTTGTGATTTTGAACGTCACAAACTACTGAATAAGAAACCTTTTTCACAACTTTACAGGTTGGTGTACTCATACCACTTCTTGTGTATTTTGCTGCGATTGTGAAATTTAGATTCTCAAATACACTTTCTACTTCAAGTGTGCATTCTGTCATAGGATCACCTTCAGTATCGCAAAACGACTCTTTAGAAAACTTTGGCTCGCCTAAATCCAAACTCATTATCCATTCCATTGATTCTTCACGATTGTCAAATGACTTGCTGTAATGGATGTCTGTACTGCCATAAGCCCACCAACCGCCACCGTACTTCTCACGAAATCTTTTGACAATTGGATCCATTTCAATTAGCAAAACTTCGCGTCTTAAGCTTTCAACTCGATAACTGTTTTCACCGAATAGTTTTCCAAGAGCGTTTAGTGCTTGTTCTACTGTTACTTCTGTTTCGTTTTCGTATTCTGCTGTCATGTTTTTGTTTGTATTGATTAAGACAATTATTTCCCAAGCCCGAAGGGCTTAGATGATTGATATAAATAAAAAAACTCCGACGACTTGACATCGTAAAGCACGGAGGTTATTAGTTGATCGGATGCGCTTCTACACCCGCCTGCAATGTCCAGCAGGTCCGTTTGTCTTCTTGGGGAAGATTGTTTTAGCGTTTAAGTATTGTAATCTTTTGGATTTTTTCCGCATTTGCATCAGGGTAATACCTTTGTGCTGCTTCAAGGCACTTTTCTACTGATGACGCGGCGATTACAAACTTATCTCGCTCGTTTGTGCCAATCATAGTTCCAAACCATTCTAATTCTGTTTTTTTAGAATAGCTTTTATTATTTATGATCGGGATATATGCAGGTGTCGTGTCCATAACATTCATTGATGCTTTTTGACAGCTTTTTGTATTTTGTGTTCATTTCCATGATTGCTATTTGTATTAACAATAATGAAAAGCTAGTCACTGAGAATGCTGCGCCTACTATGATTGATGTGCTCATATTTTTTTGGGCATTACCCCCATTTCTCGCCTCCGGGAAGCTTCTCCGTCAATAGACTCGCTTGTCCACATATCACGAAGCGTGATCAGCGCTTATGCCAAGGTGGATTTAAAAGGTCTGGCACATTAAAGCTTTTAACCTTATCGCTATCTACGTCTTCGGAGACGAGAAATGGAGTGCCAGTATTACGCCTCTGGCAGTGCGTTTTTTAGTACAAATGACCTGCGTACTTGAGTTTTTTCCCTCCTGTGCGTTTGTGTAGCTCTTTACGGGCTTGCTTAATATCTTTGTGGAATTGAAGCATTTCTTTATGCGCGTTCCACTTTTTTTCTTCGTCTTTGCCGCTTGGCTGAAAGTTGTTTTGAAATTTTTCCATGATTGATTGTGTTTAGGTTTAGCTACGTTTCCAGTAGCCAGGGACGTAGTAGTAGGTTTCTGTGTGCATGATTGATATGATTGATACGGTTAAAAAAAGGGAGCAGGACGCTTAACCGAAGTCAAGCGCCCTGTGTGTGTGTTTTAGAATTCGATTGCGACTTCTTTTGTATTGAAGAAACTATCTAAGTCATTGTAATCAACGTCTTCAGCTGCGACTGTGGAGATTGGATTAACATAGCTTACTTTTGCTTGTGTACGTCCATTATATTCTTCGTACTCAACTCGTACTGAGCAAGCTTGTCCTACGATGCTTTGCACATCTTTGAAGGACTTCAGACCGAACGAAGCTTCTAGCTGTGAAGCCGTGTTTGCTGTACCTGCTAGGCTGGTGCAGTACATATTGTGTGTGACTTGACGCTCCGCAAGCTCGAGTTCTAGCTCAACGCTTAATTTGCCGTTTCGGTTTCTTGTCATTTGCGCGTTAAGGACACGTGCGCGGTGGTTTCCCGCTTTTAGCATTTTGCTAATAGGGGTTAATAACGGTGGGGTTGTTTCAGTCATTGTTTCAGTTTCTGTAGTATTCATATTTATTAGTTATTAGATTTTGTGAGGTGATCGACTTGTGTTGTCGACCACCTTCTTACGTTTATCTCTCAAGCGCGAAGCGCTTCTTCAAACGCTCTTGAGAACGCTAATTCGATGCTCAGTGTTCCGGCTTTGATGGAGCGTAACACCTGACCCTTGCGGGCTTCGCGCTGGCGTTTTGCTTCTACTTTGGGTGACAAGCCGTAGCTCCACGAGTAGCGGCGGCTTGGGGCGGTTCCCATGGGATGTCCGTTTTTCCATTCGTGGCTGGTTGTTGTCATATCTGGCATTTTGTCAAGCTCTCGGATGATCGGACGCTCTATTTCGTTTGATGGCGAGTTACACGCTCCGGCGATGATCGCAGGGATCATCTTGGCGTGGTTCTCGCTTGACATGCACATCATTCGATTGGAGTTGTTTGGATACCAGTAGGTGACGAGGTGGTTAGTTTTGCTGTTACCGACAAACTTGTTCCACATTGTGTTGAGGCGTTTTAGCCTGACTAAATGTTGCTCTAAGTTTTGGATGATTTGGAGCGTTTTGTCGTCAATTTCTTCTAGCGCTTTCATTTTACGGATGGTCTTTTCCGTTCGCAGAATACCTTTATGGAGGTAGTCGTTGACGAACTGGGAGGATTCTAAGTCTCCAAGTGTGATGCCAGCTTCTGATCGTTCAGTTACTGCTGAACAAGCTTGGAATAGCTCCATTTCTTCGTCGTCTTCGCAATATTTGGTGAAGTCTATGAATGTTTCGTCAGTTTCCCGTTGTGGGAACATTGTCAGGAACTCTTCTTCCTCGTTCATAAACTCAACCACTTCATTGTTTTCATCTGTAACTGCCAAGTCGCTGCTTTCGCAGAGTAATTTGTAGTCAAGCTGGGACAGTGTGAGCGGTTTTTCGCCCTCTACAGGCATTTGCGTAAGCTCGTCGTTACTGTCCAGCCAGTAACTTGATGGTGTGCATTTTGGGTTTGCTCTCCAGCCAACATATACTACCCACACGCTACCTGACCATATACTGGTGTAGCTTGGGAGGTATTGGTAGCAGAGTTCTTTTTCTCCATGTGAGTTGGTTTGCTCGAGCATTTCTGCTCCCAACAGTATGTTTAATATTGCTGTGTCACCACCGCGCATTACGATGTTAAGTCTAGCCGCTATGTTCTGCATTGCTACGCTTGGGTATTTGTTTAGTTTAGGATTAAACTTTTCAGTTTTAGCTCCTAAATTTACTATTTTTCCACATGGCAATTTGATTGCGTAGTAGGCTGGTGAGTGACCTCTATCTTCTTGTGGCGGTAGTTCGTGTACTGTTGCGTCAATCCATTTGTATCCTTTATCAGTTATCACTTTCTTAGCTATTACTTTTTCGCCGTAATGGCTGGCGTTCTGTAATTTATTTTGTTCTAGTTTCCAAGCCTTGCGGCTTTTAACTTTATCGATGGCGTAGACCGCTGCGGACAAGCGGTCTTCAATACTTACTAAGCCTTCTTTCGAGGCGTTGATGAGTTTCTTTTCATCATCTGGCAGAAATCGACCGAAGTTTCGGTAGATCATCATCTTTTGTTGCCATACTGCATTTGCTAATGCTCTGCGATCAGCGAATGAACTTAGTTCATCCGCAACTGTTGACATTATTGGATCGTTTGAAACTACTTCCAATAGTGGTTTGATTGGGTTTATTAGGGGTTTCGTGAAATTGTTTTGCATTGCTGCAATCAGCTCTTCACGAGCTATCATCATATCAAGTGGAGTGGTTTCTGTCACTCCCATTGTTTCTATGCTAGCGTTTGCGTAGGTCGCCACCGAGTTAGTCATTAGTTTGTAGTATTTTTTTCACTAGCGCGAAGCGCTCAACGCAGAACGGGTCAGCCGTCGTGTTCCACAGCACAATTTGCCGTGGTTGGGCTTCGAACTCGTAATGCTTTGCTTTGGCCACAATGGCTTCCATCTCGTTGCGGACCTTGGTGAGGGCTACAACGTTGTTCGGCGCATCAAACGCCATCATGGGGATCTCGTCAGTCGAGTCCCAGCTTGCTGTAATTACATACATATTTTTGTGTTTTCTATTATTAGTTTATTTGGCTTTTTGAGCAAGTTTTTGGATTGTTTCGCAGTGGCATCGTTTTGGCGCACAGAAGCAGTAGAGCGCAACTTTTTTGCCTTCTGATACTCGCAAGCCGATGCGTGCGATAATCGGTAGGTGTGGGTGAGCGTCCGAAAGCTTCAAATCGTTCTCGTAAGCATCGCACACTGCATCACGCTGACTTTCGTCGCGCATCCAGTGTGGATTGCCAAGATTAGCGAACACTAGGTCTGTGCGCTTGCACGAGCCTTTACGTCCGCAATATAGGTGCAAGTCAGCCTGCACGTTGGCTTCAGATACATGGTGTATGGTGATCATTGGATTGTGTGTTGTTTTTTAGCCACGGCTAATCCATTGTCCGGGGCGTGGTTCGTGGTAGCAGCATTCGTTGATGAGAAACAGTGCCACTTCACGTTCTCCAACGTTGTAGGGACGTTCGCGGTCGCTTTGAACATCCGTGATGATGCGGGCTTTTGCGAGACAGGCGCGGCGAATCTCTGCGAAGTTGGCTTGCAGGCGTTCGCTTCTTGCGCCTTCAGAGGATATGAATACAATGTCTTCCGACGTGTATTCGCTTTTGTTGGCGAGCTCACCCCATGCTAACATGTAGCGATGGGTGGATGAACGTGACGAACCTCTGCCGATGAAGCAGGTGGCACGGTCAGATTTGGCTTGGTCTTTCGCAAGGTAAGGGCTGCTACCCTGTAATTTTAACCCTCTCAGTTGTTGTATTGTTGTCATATTAGTGTTGGTCTATTTCTTGAATTTGTTGTTTGATTTCATTGCATCGATCTTTTAATCCAGACAGATCCAATTCTAATTCATTTGTTTTTTTTATTCCCAGTTGGTACACCGTGTCCCCATAATCGTCGTATATGAACTCGCTTAACTGTTCAGCTTCTGTTTCTAATGCAAACAGTTGGTTTTCAAGTTCTCTGATATCAGTTTCTTTTGGTTCCTCGATCATGAACTCTAGCTTGCTTTGAGCTAGTTTTGCTGCTTTTAAGTAAGCAGTATTCCTGTCGTCTGCCCAGATTTCCATGATTTCTACAGTTGCTTTTCCATACTGCACTTTTATCCAATATTGGTTTGTTTTTAACATATCATTAGTTTATTTAGCCACTCTACGCGTGTTGGCATTACGCTCTTGACTACCTAGTCAAAAAAGCTTTATCTGTCGTCATGCATGACAACTCACCACAGCCTGAACAGGCTCATCCATACATTTTGCTTCCCAATAAGCTCGCTAAAGCTACACCTCAGCAATGGGCGCAAATGCAAGCCTTAGCCGAAGCTGGTGTCCCATACCCAGAAATCGCAGCAGACTTCCCTGTAGGCGTTGACTCCATTCGCAAACGCTCAACCGAACGCCAATGGGTTACCCCCGCTCGTCTCCTCAAGGCAGCTAAGGGACAGCTCTCCGCAGACGATCCTGCAACTCTTGTAGCTAATCTTTGGAAGGAACGAGGCGAACAATCAAGGGAGGACATCTACCAAGGCGCTCACAAGGCTTTACAACGCTTCTTCGCCTTAGCTCCTGTCCCTCAATCATTTAACGAAGCAGCAACCGCCGCTAAATTACTGAAAGAGGCTATAACTCCCGTATCTCTTAACGAAAACAACTCAAACCTCTCAGTAACTATCTTAGCTAACTCAGGTTTCTGTCCCAAACCCGCTATTGACGTTTAGCCAATCTCTAATTTGACAAACCTCTAATCTACACCCAACCCCAATATGCACCCCAAATGCCACCCACTAGTACCCACTTGTCTTTCCCATGTGAAGAACAAATCGAATAACTAGGGGGGTATTAGGGGGGATTGGGTTAGAGTTTGTAAAGAAAAATCGCAATAAAGTTATAATTAGATGTAACTTGTTTGGATTTAGGTTGTTAAGAGAGTGAATTATTAACTACTAACAAGTGATGATAACCCGAAGGGTTACCTGTTAGCAGATAAAGTTCAAAAAGCCCGCCTCCTTTAGGCCCAGGCATGATTGATAAATGTAAAAAGCAAGGGGTTTATTAAGTGGAATAAGGAAGGGAGTTAACCCCCACCCCTAAGCCCACCGCTGGGTGACGGTGAGCTATGGGGTAGTGTTAATCTAGGTTGGTTTGTAATGTTTAAAGAGATGATCGTAAGACACCTCTATAAACTTTCCGAATGGGAATCGAATGGTAGCCTTGTCTCGGCTAAGGTGGGCAATGTACCCCGATCCCCCAGCAATTCTGGAGACACGATATCCTACTTTGATGTTTCTCCATTGTTTTGGAGTGATCATGGAAAGAAAGTCCTTTCAATAGTCGTGCCATCTCCTCGCATTCCTGTGTCAGCCCACGCCATAAGGCGCAGAGCTGCGATTATGGCTGCTGCAAACAAGCAGAGCCATATGATTTTGAGCATAACCTGCCACAGTTCATACATAACTTCTTTCATATCTTAAAAGCCAGCGTTGGTTCACGGCTGGTGCGTGTCATCAGAATCCCCGATGAGCCGGGCTAGCGCCCTGAGTTGCCCCAGAGCGCCCGGTGAGGGATTTTATACTACCTCTAGTTCCATGTAGGACACCGCGATTTTGGTGCCTTTGGTCTTGAATGAGAAGAAGCGCTGAGTGCCATCCTCGTCGTGCTTGGCAAGCATCGGGCAAGCCTTAATGTTAAGGTCAGGCTCCCAGCCTTCCAGTTTCAGTTCTTTCCATACGGCCGCCGCCGCGTCGCGCCCCATGTGTTTGGTGATGGACTTAGTGGCGATGTGCTTGGCGATTGTGTTTTTTGTTGTCATAGTTGTGTATTCTAAATCGGGCGGTGTAGCCCTTGTTCATCATCGTGCAGCGATTTCCCCGATGGGCTCAGGACTTACGCATGGTCTAGCCATGCTGCCCGAGCGAGGGATTACTAACCTTTGGCGAATGTCAGCATGTAGCTCCCATCTGCCTGCATCTTCTCCTCTTGGAGAAGAGATCCAACCGCAATGAATCCTTTGGCTTCATCTGGCAAGCTGTAGCAAGGATTACCATTCCAAACAGGCATTGTCCTGCCATCGTCCAGAACAATGCCATAAACGTGTTCATCAAAATCTTTGATAATGTTTACAATCTTAGTCATATTCGTGTGTCTTTCTATTCGTCTGCACTCCCCGGCAGGATTCTGGGTTGGGCAGCAAGAGCGCTGCCAAAGCAGTTGGTTTAGTCCAACTAAAGACACAGACATGAAACACCACTCTGCATTTACACGGGCTTGTGACCGTCATTGGCTGCATTAGTGGCTGTTGATGACCCGGTCAGCTCCGGGGCGAATCAAGACCAGTCGCGCACCGACTCGATGAGCCAGTCTTGATGCTCAGCAAGTTGTTCTTGCTGTTGTTGCGGAGTCAAGGGATCTTCGTCCTCCATATCGCTATAGTACTCCTCTTGGAGCATCCAGCCGACAAGGAAGGCTTCGAAGGATGCCTCTGGCATCCCTGTGAATGAGAAGCGCCAGCGCGCTATCGCAACCTTGTGCTCCCATGCCCAATCAGCATAGAAGCACAAAGCTTTCTCACACACAGCGAATGCATTTGGATACGTTGTCATGGTCGTGTGCGGGCTTTGACCCGTCTCGCCCTGATTGTTACGCCGGGATCACGCTCGATAGCCTGTCCTTTCGGGGCAGTCGCCATCTGAGGACCATGACTGATCCAATGTCCTATCTTCCCAGACAGGGCTCAGCGACACGCCGAGCGGTGGGAAGCCCCTAAGGGGAAGCAGTTTAACGACCTACTCAGGTCTTTTGATTAACTGTAACGAGCGTTAATCTCTTCAATCCGCTTGCGGCCAGCGGCGAGGAACTCCTCCTCACGCTCAATAGCTGCCCAAGCCTCAACCTCAAGACGCTTGACATCTTCTGGTCTACTACCTAGCCAACCACATTCAATGGCGTGGTCTAGGCGGCGAGCAGCAGCGTGCGCTTCTTCACGAAGCCTGCGCTCCTTCTCTGCTACGCCACTGTTGGCGTAACGACGTGACGCAAGGCTGTCTCCTCCGTATGCGTATCCTGATAGTCTTCTCATAGTAGTGTGTGTTGTGTGTTGTTCAAGCAGTGTGCTGCGTAGGTGCAGGCACAGTGCAAGGTGGTATAGATCACACTATCAATGAGTACGTACAGGCTGCTGAGGGGCCACGGGTGGGTCACCTGCTCCCCTACTGCTGCACACCTAGCTGGAGTACAGTATGGGTTCCTCGTGGAATTATTTTTATTTCTTGAAAATAAAACAAAACAAAATAAAAAAATAAAAAACAAATAAGATGAGAGGTAAGGTATCGAACAAGAGTCGTATTTTGTGTTGTGGATTATTTTGGGATGGTCATTGTGTTGAGGTTTGTCCGAGATGTGGGAGGGATTTGTGGGGGATAGGAGTTAAAGGATTGAGTGTTGACAATAAAGTGTTGGGAGTATTAAGTGAAGGGCATGGGAAGCAAAGTGGATTTGACGAAGGTGGCGCCGTGGCCTCCTAAGCCAGTATTGGCACAAAATGTTTCGATGATTAAGAAGCGGTTGTCTGGTAAGGGGAATGCGCCTGACGCTGGTTCAGAGGAGGAGGATTCGGGGTTTGTTGCGCAGGCGCATGAGAAGGTGAATGATGTTGATTCTATTGTTTCTAATGCTGGGGCAGCGGCGTCGATTGCTGACAGGGCATTGAAGTATGCGTCGCCTAAGTTAGGGGCTGTTGCAAGTGGGCTAGGAAAGGGGAACCAAGCTCTTTCTTATGCCCGTGCTGCTATTGATGCTGGTCGGCTATTAACAGACCAAGATCATTGGGAGAACACGCAGGAGGAGGGTGCTGATGGCAGTGTCTCTCCTATTGAGTTTGGAATGAATGCTGTAGATATAGGACAGCTTCCCACTACGGTTGTTCGCGCTACTGGTATGGTTGGAGGGATCATGGATGCCAACCGAGAGGCTGGAGAGGCATTAGCGATGAAAGACCAACAAGATAAGTTGATGGGTATTTATCAAAAGAAGAAAGAACGTAATCCATTGACGTATGGTGCAGGAGGCTCATCTGATGTTCCTCCTGTTGATCCAGAGAGAGAGCGTCAAATTCAAGCTGCAAAAGAAGCCTTTGAGGATCAAAACCTTGAAGGGATGACAATGGAATTGGTTCGTAACATTATCCGTGGTAATCAGCCAAGTTAAGATTTATGATTAAAGATAAAGGGTTTATTGTTGGTGGGATGGAGTTCCCGCATGGAGCAAGCGAGTTGTCTTGTAATTTGTGGATGTTTTCTCAGGGAGTGAGAAAGGGGGATGGGAGTGAAGTTATGGCAAACGATCGTTTTGTTTTTTTAAAGAAAGCAATTGATTTAGCGTTTAATTGTGAAGGAAGTATTCGCACTGTTGTATGGAATCCTTGGACAGAGTTGATATTAAAAGAAATGATTGGGGGGTGGAAAAAGAAGCGGTTTGTTGGTTTTGCTGGATGTTCTTCTTCAGGCAAGTCTGATGCAGTGGCTCTTTATGGATTGATGGAGTATTGGGCTCGTCCTACCGAGACATTCTTTTTGGTGATGTCTACGACTAAGTTGAGTGCTCGTATGCGTGTTTGGAAGTCAATTACGCAGTTGTGGGGGCAAGCAGAAACTCAAGGTTGTCCAGGAAAGTTAATTGATTCAGACGGCTACATTAAAGGAATTAATGCTAATGGTAAGTTGTGGCGCAACTCTGGTATTGTCTTGATGGCTGCTGGAACGCAAGATGCAGAGCAGGCTTGCAAGGACTTGCTAGGAATTAAAAACCCTAATGTTATTATTGGAGCAGACGAGTTTAATGAGCTTGGAGAGGGAATCCTTAAGACAGCTTATGAAAATATGACCTCAAATGATAGGTTGACGTTTGCAGGTATGGCTAACCCCGATAAGCTTACTGACCCTTTTGCAAATCTGTGTGAACCAATTAATGGCTGGAAGTCAGTCAATGAAAATGAGGAACGTTGGGAGACTAAATATGGGGCGTGTGTGAGACTGAATGCTGAGAAAAGCCCAAGAATTATGTTTCCTGATTTAGTGGATCATAATGAAAAACACTTGTATCATTGGCAACCAGACCAAGAGTATTGTGATCGGATTGCTGAGAATCGAGGCGGCATTAAAAGCCGAGGTTACTATCGTTTTGTAAAAGCATTCTGGTGTCCTGATGGGTCGACTAATTCAATTTATTCAGAAGTTGAGTTTATGAACTCAGGAGCATTGGACCAAGATGAACCAGCTTGGGATTGCGCCCCTATTGTTGTGAGTTCGTTGGACCCCTCATTCAGTCGTGGAGGAGATAGAAGTTTTTGTTGCTTGATGAAAGCTGGATTAGTAAATGGCAAAACTCACGCTCATGTTTGTTATGAAACAAGCATTGATGAAGACATGCAGGACAAGAGTGTTGCGCTTACGCATCAAATAGTAAGAGGTTGGAAGACGTTGAGTGAGGAATGGGGAGTTAAGCCTTTCCGAGCCATTCATGACAATACGGGAGCAGGAACACCGTTTGGTCATGTTGTTGATATGGAATGGTCAACCTCTGTACAAAAAATAAACTTCCAAGGAAAGAGTTCTGGAAGGACAGTTATATTTAGAAATGAAGACTGTGATTACTTTAATAAAAACTCTGAATTATGGATTCAGCCAAAAGAATTTTTTCGTGAGGGACAGATTAGTGGCTTATCAAAAGAAACAATGTCCGAGTTAGTTGATCGAGAGTATCACAAAAAAGAAGGTCGGACAATGCGGGTGGAGGGCAAAGATGAGGCTAAGAAGCGTTTAAAAAAAAGTCCCGATAGAGCTGACGCTTTCTTGCTTTGCATTGAAAAACTCATAACAATAAATATGTTGAAGAGTGAAGAAGTTAAAAAAGTTTCCAAAACAATAAACAATGGATGGCTTGATTTAGTTCAAAAATTTGGAATAAATACAAATGTTGGAAAAAAATTTAAGAGATAGTCTTGACAATCTTATAAAAGTAGAAGAAAAGATTTTATGCAGAAATTAACAATTACGGCAACTGGAACATATCTTATTGATGCGGTTCCTGGGCGCACTACCTACATTGCTTCGTCAGGTACCATTAATGCCACCGTACAGTATCTGACGGCTCCTGGTGTTTATCAGGCAATGGGAACGCCTCCAACACTAACTAACTCCACTCAAATTCCTGTTGTAAATTATGGCGCACATTCGGAACTTGCCATTGTGGTTACAGCAGTTACTGGCTCAGCAATTATTATTGCTAATCCAGCAGCTCTTCAAGAACGCGGTCGCGTACATTAATTTAGCCAAGCTAAAACCATGCCATTAAGTCTTTTTCGTGACTCAGAGCAGTACCTAGATAGCCTAAAAACTCTTGATGCGGAAACGTATGAAGCCCCATCAGAACGCTTAGGAAGCCCATCAGCTCTTCGTAATAGCTACCTGACGCTAAAGGAAGCAGACAATGACAGTAGCTTTAATAGGGCCTTAGTGGATGGTTTAATGGATTACACCCCGCCTCACGATGATGGCGAGTTGGAAAACAAAGGACAGTCTGATCGCTTCAACATTACAACAGGTGAAGGAGCTGCTATTCTTAATGAAGCTGTTGCGGCATACGTTGACATTTACACCACTCCTAAGATATTAGCTGAAATTCCCTTACTCCCTGAAGTTGATAAGCAGCAAGCATTAACTTGGAGCCAGATTATGGCAGAGGAGTACACGGAAATGGATAGGAGTCACGACGGCTCTTTACCATTACATCTACAATTAGCCACAACTTACGTTAAACATGGCGTTGCAGTTCCTTATTTTGATGACAAAGAAACCATGCAGTATTCTGTAGGTGGACTTGATCATTTCAAGTTTCCACGCAAAACAGGAATTATTAGTTCTGAAGTTGAATTAGCTACGGCACTTGGATCTTATGGTGTGACACGCCTTTACAGTAAGATTGGTGGTGAAGGATGGAATGAGGATGCAGTTAAAAAAGCTATCCTTGAAGCCACAACATCTTACAACGAGAAATGGAACAACTGGGAAGAAGCACAACGTCAAATTAAAGCTAATGAAATTTATATTGATACTGTTTGCGAAGAAGTTGAAGTGATCCATGGCTGGGTCCGCGAGTTTGATGGATCAATTAGTTATTACATTGCAGCAAAAGAGGCTCTGTCAGATAACAACAATAATAAAGAGGAGTTTTTATTTAAGGCTCGTGGTTTTTACGAAAGCGTTGACCAAGCATTTCAGATTTTCCCCTTCTCAGTTGGCAATGGTAGCCGTTTGTACACAGTGCGTGGACTAGGGTATTTGATTTATCAGCTTTGCAATGCAGCTGATATTCTCCATTGTAAGCTTTTAGATAATGCTCGTGTTGGTTCTTCTCTTATCTTGCAGCCTGCGTCTACAGAAGACCAGCAAGACATGATGCTCCATGACATTGGAGCAGCTATTATGCTTCCTCCGACAATGAAGATTCCTGAACGTCAAATCGGGATGAATCTTAACAACTCTCTTATCCCAGCAATCACAGAAACTCGTAATATCTTAAATCGAGCAACTGGAGGATTAGCCTCGGGTAACATGATGCTGAATGATGAAAATTCACGTCAGACTAAGTTAGAAGTTTCCAGCAAACTAGACTTTATTAATAAACTCAATAGTTTTGCTGTCACTTTGTTTTATGGACCATATGACAAAATCACTAGGGAAAAAGTAAGGCGAGCATTTACAGTGCGTCAAAAAGATAGCGCTGCCGCCAAGCGAGTTAAAGAGATGAAAGATCGTTGCATTGCTCGTGGAGTTCCTCCAGAGGTTTTCAAGCAAATTGATTTCAAACGTGTTAAAGCCACTCGTATTATTGGGACAGGTTCTCGCTCGTCTCGCATCATGTTGATGGAACAACTCCGTGAGGGCTATTCAACATGGGATGCAGTAGGAAGAAAGAACTACGATTATGACAGAGCCATGATGCTTGCTGGAGTTGAGATAGCAGATCGTTACGTTGGAAAAGCAAATGAAGTTCGTAAAACTTATGATGATTCTATTGCTAAACTGGAAAACTTCCAGCTTCTTGAAGGTGATTACATGGACCCAACGGATGGTCAGATTCACATGGTGCATTTGCCAATCCACATTGAGCCACTAGAGCAGGGTCTTAAGTCTGTAGATGAAGGGGAAATTGATTTGATGCAATGGACAATGGAGCACCAAATGCTTTACAACCATTGTGTTGCTACACTTGAAATGACAGTGGTTCACGAAAGTGTCCAGCCTGAGCTTAACATGCTTAATCAGAAAGTTCAACAGATCGGAGAGATTGTTGTTAATGGACTTAAGATGATAAATAAAGCAAGCAGAGAAGGAGAGATGGCTCCTCAACAAGAAGGAGAAGGGAAACAAGAAATGTCTGAGGACCAAAAATTGCAGCAGAAGACGCAACAAGAAATGCAAGCTTCGGATGCTAAGCACAAACAAAAAGTTGGTCAAGAGATGGAAATAGGTTTGCTGCGCCTTAAACAAATTAAACAAGCTGGAGAAGCAAAGATGGTTGCGCAAGCTCAATCTGCAATGGCAGGTATGGTTACAAAAGATGCAGAGGCCAAAGCTAAGCTTCAGCGCGCTATGTCAACAATGTCTTAACATTTGTTCAGTTAATATTTATGAAAACACTACTAAGTAAAGAAGAGCAGGTAGAACTGCGTCAAATGGTTGACAGTAACACAATGCAAAAAGCATTCATGGAAGCGCTAGGTGATGTGTACAAAGAGCAGAGTGGGTCTTCCACGCTTGAAGGTTGTGCGATGAGTTACAGCGTAAATGAAGGAGCAAGAAGCGTCCTTAATAAGCTTATGCTGTTGTCTGAATCAAAAAAAGAAGTCAGTATTCCAAATACCCGTCGCCTTCGCACAATTAAAAACTAATCTCTAGAAACACACACTAAAAAAATGAGCACTGAAAACACAACGCCACCAACAGAACTTAAGGCTGAAAACTGGGGTGATCCTAAAATTGATATGATGAAAGCAATGGATGAGTTCTTTGATGGACCATCTAAAGTTGAGCCTGTTGCTGAACAAATACCAGAAGTAAAGATTGATGCAGCGCCGCCTGTTTCAACGCCTCCAGTTGAAGTTGAAAGCACACCAGAACCAACTTCAATTATTGAAGAAGAGTTTTTTCCTGATGCTGACAAAGCGCCAAAAGAATCAAAGCCTGAATTAAAAGAAGGTGATTTTGATGAGGACGCTTATGACAAGCAGACAGAAGAAGAGGTAAAAGGAATGGATTTAAAGGCAGGAGATAAGTTTCGCGCACTTAAAGCGGAACTTAAAGCTGCAAAGCAACAAACAGTTACGCCTGAAATCCAAGCCAAACTTGAACAACTTGAAATCAAGGCTCAAGAAGCAGAAGGACTTCGTCTTCGTATTGCTGAAATTAGTTCGCAATCTGCAAAACTACAGGTTGAAAACGAAGAGATTTACCAAAAAGAAATTGTTGAACCAGCAGCAGATATCTTTTCAAATGCAGATCGGCTTTCTGATACCGTTGGTTTAGATCCAAACATCTTAAGATCCATCATTAAAGAGCGTGATCTTGAGGTTCAAGAGCAATTGATGGAAGAGCACTTTGGTTCTAAGTCGCTTCTTATTCAGTCAAAAGTAGCGACAATGGCAGAAGGGTTTAATTCTTTAATTGTTAAACGCGAAAGGTTGTTAGCTAATGCGGAAAAAACTATTGAAAGAAGCAATGTGGAACGCATTGAAAAATCAAATAGATTGCTTGAGGAACAACACAAAGCAGTTCAAGTTTACCAAAAAAAATACTGGGATAAATACAAGCAATACTTTCCTGGATTTGTTGAGGACGGAGTTGACACTCCTACAATGAAGAAGCTCATGTCTAAAGGTTTATCTATTGACTTTGGATTGGCTAGAGCTGAAGACCAAGGTTTTGCGGCTTTTGCTAGTGCATCGCTCCCACACGCGCTTGATCAGATTGCTGTGCTAAAAAAACGTCTTAGTGTGTATGAAAAAGATGATAGCAAAGCTGTTCAACAAGGAACAAGTGCTGGAAAGTCAGTTACCTCTACTCCGTCTGAAGGCGCTGCTCCTAAAGACTTTATGGAAATGATGAACTCAGATTATGCGTTCACTCATTAACTGGTTTAAAAATATTAATATTTATTTAAATTAATTGTTGACTCTTGCTAAGATTGTGGTAAAAACCTTTTGAACTCAATAACTAAGCGAGTTCAAAAGGAAGTCTTAGTTCGGCCGCTCGTCCGTCATCAGTTCTAGAAAGCATCCGTTGAGCATCACGCATTTATGCGTAGCTCTGTTTTCCATTCTGGCATAAACAATAAAGCAAGCATGCTTTAGCCTGACTAAAAATAAACTTTAATAACAAACCAAAATTATGGCATATACAGTAACAGACCTCATGGTGCAACAAGCACCTCAAATCGGACCATTGATCAATCAAAAGATGATGGCTCGACCAACCCCTTGGATCACCCTCGGACGCAAGGAAACTTGGGCTGATGAAATGTCCAGCAAACAAAAGACCATGCAATTTGACCGCGCTATGCTGTCTGAAACGGGTCTAGCTGCCGATCTCGTCGAAGAAGTAGACTGGGCTGATGTTGCAACCGACGTTGGCCTTAACGACTCGGAAGCAAACCACCTTACTGGTACTGGAGATGGACTCCCTCCTGCCGATACCGTAACCTTCACGGAAACCCTCCGTGACTATCGTCTGCAACATAAAGCAGTTTGGGGACCACCAATGAACACCAACAATTTGCGCGACAAGTTTATGCGTGTTAAACAAATGGGTGCTTGCGTTGAAGCTCTTGCTGACCAAGGTCGTGAGCTTCAAATCAATCGTGGCCGCAGCGAATACACCCGTGTTGCTGACAAGCTTGTTGTTCTAGACTCAGGTTTCAACTTGAACAACAGTTTTTATGGAAATGTTGCATTTCCTATTCCAACAGGAACGGACTCGTCCATCCTTACCAATGAGTTCACCGACATGATCTACGAATACCTCAACCATCAAGGTGGAGGAGCTGGTTCTCTCGGTGAAGCTGGAGGCAGTTCTAGCTACTCTCTAATCACTTCGCCTCGTTCGTCTCGCCGTCTTGTTACAGCTGACCCAGAACGTCGTGAGGACTTCCGTTATAGCTCGCAAAACGAGTATTTGCTCAAGTCAATGGGTCAAAAAATCAGTTACAACGGGTTTGTCCACACTTGTGACGAGAAAACTAATCGTTGGGAACAAAGTTCTTCAGGCCAGTTTTCTATTGCTACTGCACTTGCTGGTGCTGTAGGAGTTGTAACTTACAGCAGCGCGCCATACATTCCATATAAAGGAAGCACCATTCGTATCAATTCAATTGACTACGTTGTTTCGAAGCGCCTTACTCAGAGTGGCACTACTACCTTTGCTGGAACACTTAATGTAAAGCGAGCAGACGGCACCGCTCCGGCTATTACTTCCGTTGCGTTGGCTGCTTGCGCAGCTTGGTATGTCGTGCCTCAGTTTTACGTTGCTACAACTGGACTCACAGGCGATGGCACTACAAAGCTAAAGCGTGTTCCTAATCCAAACTGGCTCACTGCCACATGGGAAGACACTTACATCTATCACCAAGGTGTTTGCACTACGTTTGTTCCAAAAGCAATCACTTCAGTTGGTCAAGCCACATTTGATCCAGTAAACTACGCAGGAACTTATCGTTGGACTAACTATGAGCATAAAGATGACAATCCAGACGGCTCGATCGGTCAATTCCGTGGAGTTTGGTCAAACGGAACTCGTCCAGACAGTCCTGAGTTTGGTGTTGTTATTCGTCACCTAGCCGTAGCATTCCCAGATGGACGCATCATTGATGGCAGTTCGCTTGGCTAAACAGTAGTGTGTTATCCCCGGTCTAGACGCCCATCTGGGCCGGGGTTTTTTTAACGGGTTTATTTAAAAACATTATGAAACAAGTTATTTTACCACTTACTACTTATAATAAAAAGATTAGTGCTATTACGGCATCTGCAACTTTGACTCGCAAAGTGACAACGTCTGCTGGAGCTAACACTGTTACCCTTCCTTCTGCTAAAGGCAAAAAGAAAGAGTTTACAGTTATTTCCACCAGTAACACAGCAATATTTGCTGTTGTGTCTCCTGACACGTTTGTTGGGCTCACAACTGTTGGCGTAAGTACTTCTGGTACTTGCAGAGCTATTGGCGGCGTCTGGTATCGTACAGCGACGTAATCTTAATCAGGAGTCCTTACGTGAATGCGTAGGGACTCCCTTTTGTCTTTTTAGTCAGGCTAAGTTATGCTTCTTACTGCAAATCTTGGAGACGCTAAAACCTTCAGCATCCCGCTGAGGTGGGGCAATCGTCAATTTATCCCAGGAGCAGAATGGAACTTAACATTCACAGCCAAAAGCCAACCAGCCACTCAGCTGGATAGTGCTGCATCGCTTCAAAAACAATTGGGTTCTGAATTTTTTATTTTAAATGACAAAGCAAATATAAAACTTCTTCCTGCGGACACATTTGGAAGCTCTACAGTTACAGCGTTAAGCCCCGGCTTACTGTACTGGGACATCCAGGCTCAAAAGATACTGGATACTCTGGATATTAGGACAGTTGCTGGAGGCACTCTTAACTTATTTAGAGACGTAACACGGGGAACGCCCACTTATGTTCCACCAAGTCCATCGTTTTCAAGTGTTATTCCAAAATGGACATCAACATCCTCAGCATCTAAAGACGCATATTCTGCTCCATCTGTTGTTAATACGTCTGGGATTACAATTAGTTTGGTAGCATCAAATGGGAGCGGTGGCATTACCAATGCAAAGATTTCTCTTAATTCTGTAGAACTGGCAGGAACATATTCTTCTACAGGCGTTTGGCCTAATTTGTTTATTAACATTCCTTCGGCTGATCTTACGGGACTTTCCGCTAGTTATGTAGCAAGCGTGGCAGTTAGAGTTGCTGGAACTTTCAACTCGTTAACTTTCAACATTGCAAATGCAGGCACTCTTACAAATGTTCAGCCCGTAGCTTTTGTCGCTAGTTTGTATGCATCTTACGCACAGCAGTCGCTTCCATTCTACACAACAACAGCAACAGTAAATTATAATTACTCTGTAACAAGTGGTGCAGCTACTCAGTACTTAGGAACAATTACTCCGACAACTAGCGCCACGTTGAATGCAACCGCAGCAAGCGGCGCGCTTACTAATGTCCCAAATAAAACTCTTACGTTAGGTGGAAATATTACCGGAACTGGAACAAATGGAGCTGGTTCAACAACCGTCCCAATTATTGGAACAGTAAACGCAGTGCCTGTTTACTTCCCGGCTTTTTATAAAATTACAACTACCAGTACTCCACCAACATGGACAACAGCTGATGTACAAACTGCGTCTAGTCCAGTGGGACTCACAATTACATATCCTCTTACTGCACCAAGTACAAATTATGGATGGTTGGCAACAAGAGTTTCAAAAGAATTGATTTCTATTGTAATTACTGGTATTGGTGAGTTCCCTTTTGATCCTCCAGTAGTTAGCATTGTTACTATTTCTGGTGAAGACTTTAATCTTTATGGTTTTACTGGATTTGCTGATATTGCAGACAACTCACCACTAAAGTTGAAATTTAATTAAATTTAACTATGCCGTCATACATTACATTACCATTAACGTTAGGAATTAAAAACGTTGCAGAGCCAGATGTGACAAGTGCCGTCACCACAAAAGGATATGTAGACGCTCGTATTTCATCTGCCTCGGCCACCGCCCCTACTTCTCCAGTGACTGGCACTTTGTGGGTGGATACGTCAACTTACGTACTAAAAGTTTATTCTGATAATCTTTGGAGGACAGTCTCCGGTGGAGTGGCAAGTACTTCGCCAACAATTAACAGCGGTTCGTTATCTGGCCCTTTAACCAGCACATCTGGCACAGCGTCACCCCCAGTAACCTTCTCAGTTGCTGGTACAAATTTGACAGCGGGCATTCTAGTGACAGCGCCTCAATACTTTGAGGTTTCCCTAACGTCTGGAGGTACTTACTCAAACCCCATTACTGTAGGTGCAGCAGGAACGATTGCAGCTACCACTGTTTATGTGCGCCTTACCGCTTCTGCTCCAATTAACACTTACAACTCTCAGAACATTGTTCTCACGAGTGCTGCAGCAACCACCGCAAATGTAACCACTGCCGCAACTGGAAACAGTGTCACTGCTGTAAGCACAACGCCTACAATCACTGGAGGTGCCATATCTGGTGCGTTAACCACTACTTTTGGCACAGCGTCAAGCTCTGCAAGCTTTACGGTTTCTGGTGTTAATATGACAACTGGAATTACAGTAACTCCTCCTACTAGCTTTGAAGTTTCTTTAACATCTGGAGGTACTTACTTAGCGGCTGTCACAGTAACAGGAACAGGAACAATTTCCTCTACTACTGTTTATGTACGACTTAAATCAACTGCTGCTGTAGGAAATTACAATGCCCAAAACATTGCCCTTACAAGTGCTAGCGCAGCATTGGTGAATGTGACTACATTATCATCTGGAAACAGTGTCAATTCTGTTGCAACCACCAGTGACTTTACCTACACGTCAACTGCAAGTGCTGTTACGATTACAGGATACACTGGAACTGGAGGTGCTATTACAATCCCAAGTACCATTGGTAGTCTTCCAGTAACAAATATAGCAAGCCAAGCATTTTATGGTAATACAAATTTTACTAACGTGACAATTCCTGCTAGTGTAACTACTATCGGAAGTCAAGCATTTGGCGTTTGCAGCAATCTTGTTGCTTTAATAGTAGATGGATCAAATCCAAACTACAGCAGTACCAACGGAGTATTGTTCAATAAGAACCAAACAAGTCTGATTCAATATCCTGGAGGCAAGACGGGTATTTACACAATATTAAACACTATTACAAGCATTACTGAGTATGCGTTCTACAACTGCTCAAATTTAACAGGTGTAACAATTCCAAGTAGCGTAACAGCGATAGGTGCCTTTGGATTTTCAGGTTGCTCTGGTTTAACAGCTCTAACTATCCCTAGTCTGATAACATCTATTAACTACTGGGCATTCTCATACTGTACTGGATTACAAACTTTAACTATTCCAAATACAGTAACGTCTATTTTAGACAATGCATTTGTAGGCTGCACAGGATTAACTAATGTAACGGTGTCCTCTAATTTAACCAGTTTAGGAGCTTCAGTCTTTAATTCTTGCAGTTTGTTGACTAGCGTTTCTTTCCTTGGGAATGCTCCAACTGTGTCTGGATCATGGAGTAATATGACAGGCACCGTTTATCACTTGTCTGCGGCTACAGGTTGGGGAACAACTTTTGCAGGAAGACCTGTAGCAATAAGTGACACTACAATAGTTGACAGAGGGTACACAACTCCAACTTCTAATGGCGCTGATTATTACATGGCTAATGCCACTGACTACTACTTACAACCTAACTAAATAAAATCATGGCTAACATAACAGTAAAAACATTAGTTGACAAATTATTAACTTCGGACGCAACAGCTTCTGGTAGCATACAAGATCATAAAACAGCACTTACAAACTTAGGTGCTGTTGTTACGGGTGGTGCAGCAACTGGATTAAATATGTCCACTGCTAAAATTCTTGGGCGTACCACCGCAACCACAGGTGCAGTTGAAGAGATTACAGTAGGCTCAGGACTTAGCTTGACTGGTGGCATTCTTGACAAGGGAGCCACAACTGTAGTTGGACCCACTACCGCAGACGACAACGCTATTGCACGTTTTGATACGGGTACTGGCAAATTGATTCAAAACAGCTTAGTCACAGTGTCTGACGCAGGCGCAATTACAACACCACAAAGCACGGCTAGCGTGATTCCGTTTTATTATGCTGATTTAGCAAGTTTCCCAGCAGCAACTGCAGCAAACCATGGAGCTATTGGACACGCTCACCTTGAAAACGCAATGTACTATTCTCATAACAGTACTTGGGTTAAAATGCTTGATACTGGCACAGCAGTTACAATAGCTCAGGGCGGCACAAATGCAACTACTGAATTAAATGCGCGTAAAAACATTTTGCCATCATTCACTAGCGCTGGTAATGCGGGAAAAGTTTTAGCGGTTAAATCAGATTTGTCAGATGTTGAATTTGTTGCACCAACAACTGGACTCCCAGCCGATGGCACTGTTGCTACTTTGCGTGCTGCTAAAGCAAGTGGTTTTAATTCTGAAGCATCTACGCCATCGCGTATGTGGAGACTTAAAATGAAACTGCAAAGAGATCGCATGACTGCTGGTGGATATGTTATTGGTGAGAAATTTAGATCAATTGTTTTAGGAGATTCAGTGTCATGTAGTATAGCCAATCAATCAACAGGATTCTTTGGATATGGAGGCGTTGATCTTAATATTCAAGGTTGGACTAGGACAGGTGCTAATGCTGGAGCTACTACAGAGGCAAATTGGACTAGCGGGTCTCTTTCTCTTTATGATGAATGGACTAAAACTCCAGGGGGATATGTAGCATATATTGATGCAAATTATACTAATGGTAGTACTCTTACGCTTTCCAACCTCACTGCTCCAGGAGGACAAGTTTATGTTCAATTTCTTTCTGGCACCGCCGATACTGGATATGGTACATTTAAATTAGAATATCAAACAAATAATTTTGGCGTCCAAGGAGCTTGGACTCCTGTAACTAGCAATGCAGTTGTGTCTTCAGGAGTAACTCAATCTGGGGGAGTAGTTAATACAGACAATGCAGGAACTCAAACATTTTCTCAAGCAATCTTTAATCTTCCGCAAATAGATAGATATAATTATCGAATTGTTGCAGTAACTGGCCGTTCAAGAATTTGCAATGTATTTTTAAATGCAGGAGGGCTTGTAAATACAATTACTAATGTAAATCCATTAGCAAAGTCAGGAGCTATTGCTATTAATTATTCTCAAGGAGGGAAATCTCTTTCAAACGCTTTTCGGCTTATTCCTCAATCGGTATTAACTTCAGCATTTGGATTTGGTGATCCACATGTTATTATATATAAATCTCAAAATGGATGGGATCTTGCTAGTTATCAATCATATTGGACAACATTTGCAGGCAGAGTAATGACAGCCGCGCCAAAAGCGTTGTTTATTGTTTGCGGTAGCCATCCACAAGGTAATCTTGTTTCCCCAGGAGTTTATACATCTAATACTAATTTAGATCCTGACCAAATAGCTGTTGATGATTATTTAAGAAAATGGTGTGTTAATACTGAAGGGGCAATTTTTATTGATGTACGTCAAAGTTTTCCCGAATGGAAAGCTGCCTATGATGGTGACACAACTCTTGCTGAAGATTTATGGACAGCGGGGAGTAATGGCGTTCATATTTATAATGGATCTATTGCAAGTCCTGCTGGTGGTGAAGAATATGTTCGATCGCTTGTATGGAGCGCTATCTACCCTATTATCCAATCTAATTCAATTGAATCTAATCCAAATGGTACTCAAAGGATTTTACCTTTTGTTCCGACAGAGATTCGTCTTTTTGATGGTGCTATAGATTTTAATGCTCCAAACCGGGCTGGAAAATTAGATATTATTGTACCTCCACGATATCCAGGAGAGCTAATGATTCGAGACTTTTCGGAAATTAATTATGGGGGTCCTTCTGGAATCAAAAAACTTTCTAATGATTCAGCGTCAAAAAATTCATTAGTACTTGTTAACAACAATAGCGATGCTGTTACATTTACTAATCATTCTCTTGGCGCATCACTTGGAGCTGCTTTTGGAATCACATCTTCTTCAAGTACGAATCTTGTTCGTTCCACTGGTGGATTTAGGTTCTTACAACCAAGTCAGGTTTACGGTGCTAATGAAGGGATGGTAATTGAATCGCGAGACACATGTTATATTACTCAACGTTTTTTTGGCATTGATATTTTAGGCAATGACACAACAAAAGCCAATCCATTGTGGTCATATTATCAAGATGGTCGCATTGAATATGAGGGTCAAATTTATGATGCAACAAACGGTTCGTCTGGCGCAAAAACTGTATTTACGCATGATGAGCCAGCAACAATAAAATGTGGAGGATCAGGATATACTACCGCACCAACTGTAGTTATTGGAACTCCATGGTCAGCTAATGCAACTTATGAAAAAAACCAAAGTATTGTAAATGGTTCACTTCATTATCGAGTTGTGGTTCCAGGCACTTCTGGAACAGTTGCGTTTAGCACACCTGTTATCGGTATTTCCTCAGCAGTGTATACTCCAAGTTCAACTACTATAGTAATTACAACAAATGTTGCCCACACTCTTGCTTATAGTGCGGCTACTCCGATAACAATTATCGTTGCAGGTCTTGATTACGATACTAATTATCCAAATCCTAATGGTACTTTTGTTATTACCGCAACAAGCACAAATACAATTTCTTATGCAGCATTAACAGCTTCGGGCAGTAATGTTTCTTGGATTGGCACTAATTCAGGACCAACAATAAGTATTAAAGCTACAGGTGGCACCGCATTTTTTTCTGCTGCCGGGAATCTTGCAATCGGAACCGCAAATGTATCTGCTGGAGGTGCTGTTACTGGTTTTGCTATGTCTAACAATGGTACTGGATATAGGAATGTAACTCCACCAAAAATAACGCTTACTGGTGGTGGTGGTGGTAGCGGCGCATCCGCTGTGACCACAGCTGTAAGTGGAGCTGACAACGTAGCATCAATAACATTATCGGCAAGAATACACACACCAATAAATTCCAAGGCAGGTGACGGAGTAAATTCTCGCGTTATTGGTGTAATACCAAGTTATTTAAATGACGCTAATATAACCAGTGCAACTTTAGGTGTTAGCGTAGGAGATGTGTACTATGATGAATCACTTCAGAAAGTAAGAGTTCGGATAAGTTGATGAATTCAAAACTTAAATTTTAATAATACCATGGCTAACATAACAGTTACAACAGATATAGACAATCTGCTTAAGTCAACATCAGCAGGGAGTGGGACTACAATAAAAAGCTATAAAGCAGCATTAACTGATTTAGGCGCGGCAACTATTACTTCTGGCACAATTGCGGCAAACATATCGGGCAATGCAGCAACAGCTTCAAGTTTAACTGGTGGAGTAATTGCTAACATTACAAATAACACTTTACCACTCGCTAAGATTTCTACTGCGAATGCACCTGATAATTTTGTATTAACATCTCAAGGGCCAGATGTTCCACCAGCATGGGAAATAATTCCACCAACTGGTGGAGGATTGCTAGCAGACGGAACCCAAGCAACCTTACGCACCGCTCGCGTAAGCGGGTATAACCGTATTGTTAATCCTTCAATAGACGCTTGGCGCATTCAAAACAAGTTATTGTCACAAAAAAAGATAGGGGCTAACGCTAACTACGGCAGTCAAAAATTTAGAATTTCTGTTTTTGGGGATAGCGTAGCCGCTGACCCTGGATCATTTGCTCAAGGTTTCTTCGGCAAAGGTGGAATTGATGTTCATCCTACGCCCGGATTTTTCCTTGAACCTGGTCGAGGCCAATTTCTTTCTCTAGATACCACTTACGCTAACTGGACAACAGGTCAATTTAACTTATATGACGTTTATGCTAGAACAACAACAGGACGTATTCATTATTTAGATCAAAGCATTACTAGCGGAAGAGAACTTTTTTACAGCAATGTCTTACAAGTTTTGTGTCATACATATGTTGTTCGTTATCTTTCTGGTCCAACAACTGGCGGGGGTACTGGTGATTTAAGTTACGGAAAATTCAAGCTGCAATACAGAGTAAATCCTACTGATAGTTATACTGGGGTTAGCACTTCGTTTTCAGATTGTATTTTGACAACGACATCAACTGGAGGTGGAGTTGTGTCTGTTGCACTTAGTGGCGCGACGGGTACAAATGCTTCTTTAATTAACAACGAGTTAATTGCTTTGCCTACAATTTCATTCTCAAGGCAATCTTACTCATACACAAGCGGAGCCAACGTTGTTACAATGTCGTATGCTCCTTCTAATGTGTGGCAAGTTTTTGTAAACGGATCACCGCACTTTACAGCATCATCAGTAGACTCAGTAACTGGCTGGCCTACAGCATTTACAGCTGTTAGCGGATCAGGAGCCACAGGAACCTTAACAGCACAAACACCAAGCGTAAACACAAATAGCGGTGCAGCAGAACGTGTTTCACAAGCTGTATTTTATTTGCCTAAAACCGATCGATATGAATTCAGATTGGTATGTACCTCTGGAAGAGTTAGAATAACACAAGCCATATTAAATGATGGTGGTATGGCAATTAATGGTGCTTCAGAGTACAATGATAACGGATCAATATCATTCTATCACGCATTAAGTGGCAGAGCTTTAAATAATGCGTTTCAGTACATACCTCAAAGTGTTTTTAATGACGTTTTAGGTTTTGATGATCCGCACATTATTGTTTATAAAAATTTAAACAACTACGGGGTTAATGTGTATCAAGAATTTTGGCCAGCATTTGCAGCTAGAATTATGTCTGCTGCCCCTAATGCGTTGTTTATTGTTTGCGGTTCACATACTGCTGGAGCAAGTAGTTATCATTATGATGCAGGTAACCTTGATACTGATGATTATTTAGCAAATTGGTGTGCTAATAAACAAGGCGCTGTTTTTATTGACATTCGTCAAAACTACCCTTCGCATAATGGAACAATCTTGCTTAGTGGTGCAACGGGTACATATGCTAATTTAATTAACAATGATCTAGTTGCTAATGAGCTAACACTTGTAGGTGGAAAACAGTCCTACTCATTTACCAACTCACTTGGTACTGTTACAATGCAGTGGAATGGAACAAACTGGGTAGTTGCTGTAGATGGAATAACTCAATTCACATCAACTGCAATAAGCGGTGCTGGCTGGCCGCCTACGGGTAGTGGAGCAGTTGCAGGGACAGTGACTCGAAATGGTTCAAATGCTATTACGGCCATTGCTGTTGGTGACGGTGGTACTTTCTACTCTGTAGCCCCATCTGTAGTAATTACGGGTGGAGGAGGTAGTGGCGCAGCTGCTACTGCCGTTATTACAAATGGAGCTGTGACTGGCGTTAATGTTACTTCTGGTGGTATTAATTACACTTCAACCCCAACAGTTGAGTTTTTAACATTTACACCTAGTAGTGGAGCAACTGGCACATTAGTATATTCTGATTATGGCAATTCTGTACGAGGTATTGATGACCTGTCCGCAGATGGAGTGCATATTGGCGGTATAGGTGCGGACTATGTCAATTCTCTTATTTGGGAAAAAATTCGGCCAGCTTGCGAAGCATCAATAAATAGCGTTGAAAATTTAAACGTAGGAATTATTAAAGCTCCATTTGGGTTTAATCAAATAGATCTTACTGTTAGGGACAACAGAACTTCAACATACAATAATCAAACAAATATTCTGTCAATTAAAACAGATCCGCAGTTTACATCAAAATTTGTTACTCGCCCAAGTAACGCTTACGCTACAGGAGGTGGATATACAGAAGGTGGTGGTTTTGAAGTTAGTCAAAACATAACTAATACTTATGACGCACCTGCAACCGCATTGACGTTAATCAGTGGTGGCGTAAACACAATGCGATTTGGTATATCAAAAAACCGAGGGTATTCTGGCGCAATTATTGGCAATCAATGTACGGCAGGTAGATCAGCTTCTGGACTTAGAGTTTTGCAACCAACTCAAGTTTATGGAAATAACCCTCCTTCTATGGTAGTTGAAGGCATCGTAAATCTTCCTACAACAACAAGAATTTTTGGGATTGATGTAAATGCAACTAATCAGGCTGAAGGAATCCCTGTTTATTCATGGCACACAGACCACACGGAGTTCCACGGCGCACAAGGTAGTGGTGCAACTGCAACTGCGGTTCTTAGTGGCTCAACTGTAGGGTCTATTAACGTTACAAACAAAGGACACAGCTATCTTGTTGCTCCTATGATTGCCATTACTGGGGGAGGTGGTACTAATGCGTCATACACAGCTACTGTTTCTGGAGGTAAAATTACTGGTTTTGTGATGGTCAATGCTGGTACTGGATACACCACTGCGCCAACAGTTGTGATTACTCCAGCATTGCCATCTGCCACAGACAACACTGCAATTAGCTTTACCACAGAAGCTCCTACAACAAATGTTGCTATACACACTCCAATTTCCGCAACAGAAGGGTCTGGGGATTTGAAAAGAGTCATCGGAGTTATTCCAAGTTATGTTGACGCTAATACTGCCGCTAATGTTGCTGCTCTCGGTGTAGGTGAAGCGTACTACGATGAGGCAACTAAAAAAGTAAAAGTGAAATTACCATAACATGAAACTCCTAGCCTTAATCCTAACCTTAACTCTGCCGCTAGCCGCCGAACGTACAGTTACTTTCGCGTGGGACGCTAGCGCAGATGCAACGTCTTACACGCTCTACGTCAACGGTGCGGCGTTAGCCTCCACCTCGAACACTGAGATCACCGTGCAGATCCCAGACGGCAAAACACTGGCAAACGTCACGGGCGTAAACCTCGCAGGGGAATCCGAGAAATCGGCGACGCTCGTCGTGCCGCCCGCACCGACCATACCAAAGAATTTTCGCATCAGCAAAATTGTCAGAACCACAACCGCTACCCCAAAATGATTAATCCCTTTGACCACACAGATTTAGGAACGAAATTTTTCTTAGGAATAGGCGCACCTATAGCAAGCCTGTTTCTAAACATTGTCCCAGCAGAAATTAACCCTTGGCTGCAAACAGTAGCTTTGATCACTGCCATCATCGTTTCCACTCTCAGTGCCATATCGATTATAACAAAAAACCTAAAATAATATTATGAACCTAATTATTGAAAAACTAAAAGAAGAAAGCACATGGAAAGGAATCATTGCACTAGCAATGGCATTTGGTTTGCAGTTGGACCCAGAATTGCAGAACAGCATTCTTATTGTTGGATTGGCTGTTATGGGGTTAATTAACATTAAAGCAAAATGAAAACACTCACCGCACTCATCACTATTGTAGGACTTAGTTCTTGCACAGTTACAAACAATCCAGATGGAACGTTTAAAGCATCAATGGACTCCGCGTCAGCAATAGCAATTGCTAATCAAATGTTTGCAGACAAATGATTACCTTTTGCATGTTGATCTTGAAATGGCTGCTGCTCCTTCTGGGGGCAGCAGCTGTAATTGCGGTAGTTTTATTGGCCGCTGTAATTTTTCTGGATTATCATGTGGACCGAATAGAAAAAGATAAAAAACCATAATTTTTTAAAACAATGATTCCTATTCCCAGAAACAAACCACAAGCATCTTTGTCGGTTGTTATGGATTCTGCTAAACAAGAATGGAACAAATTTAACGAAGAAGATTTGTTCCCTGAAACTTTTGTGTTAGCTGTCCGAGGGTATTTTTCTAAAACTATTGGTGAAGTTGGAAATGACATCAATGTTTATGATGATGCTCATTTTATTGTTTCTCCACTTGGTATTAGTGCATGGAACTCCAACGTTGATCCAACTCGTTATGGTTGGAACGCAAAAGCGGGGAAGTACATGGCTCGCCTTTCGGTAGGTTGTTGGAAATTTCAAAGTCTTATTCATCGCGGAAAATATCAAGCTTTTGGACAAGGAGACAATTTGGTAAAAGTAGACAGGGTTAGAGCTGATGAAAGCGTTGCGCGTGTTGAGACAGGGCTATTTGGAATCAATGATCATCTTGGAGGCGTGAATGGAACCTCCTCAGAAGGCTGTATGACGCATCCTCCTCAGCAATGGAATGGTTACCGTAAGAAGTTAAATGAAGTCCTTGCTTTAGCCAGCCTAAAACAGTTTGACTTTATTTTGGTTGAAGGACCAATAAATTGACATCTGATTAAAATTAATTATTATTGTTTAATATGGCAACTCGCTCAGATCAACCGCTTAATCAACCTCGGATTGTTGAGGTTTTAGATCCAGGAACAGGCACTTACACGGTGATGGTGCTAATGCCAACTCACCTTGCCTCAAAGTATCCAGACAAGCCGTGGGGTACAGGGATCGAGTCTATTGGGTTGTCAGCAAAAGACGCAAATCAATTCCCCGGATATGTATTGGTGGATTTTGAGCCAATAAAAGGATCTCCTGATTTGTTTTGGGTTTTTCAGAATTTGACTAATGCTCCTTCATGGACAACTAAAAGCACAGGACAAGAAAGTTTAATTCCTCAAAAATACAGAAAACAAATCACTACTGTCCGTACTAAAAAAGAAGTTGTTCCATCAACATTGCCACTTGCAATTACTGGTGATCTTACGTCTTCGATAGTAGAGCAGCAAGATAACACAGGTAAAGCTATTCAGGTTAATACAACTGAAGTAATTCAGGAAAATACAAGTGTTCTTGAGGGAGAAGAATACGGAGCGCTAGTTACACAAACAGTCGAAGAGCTAATTGTTGTAGACGGAACGGATGCAGATTCTGGATTAAATGTAATTTCATCTACTGTCAGCCCTTTGGGCAATGGTAAATCAATTAAGCAAACTAAAAAAATTAAGGGTGTTGCATGGCCTGATCCTATTGACAAAGAGGTTTCAAAAGATGCAGCTGGAATGCCACCACTTCGTTATCGGAAAAACTTAACCCAGACAACAACAACTCGAAAGATTGCGACAAGTGCCATTCCGACTACCCCGGCACTTATAAACAAAGAGGTAGCCAAGTCGTACAAAAAAGAAACGCCTGATCGCGCTGAAGAAACCTTAGTTGTTCAAGATTTTGTGTTGAACGCAACATCCGTAGATGAGGCTGTTGAGCAGAAACCTTTTGTTAAAATTGTTTCTACTATGACACCCGGACCTACTGCCGTTGTTCCGTTAACGGGTAACGGTTCTGCTAAGTTAGTATGGGAAGGGCCAGATTCAAACATCTATGAGAATATTGCAGAGGTGGCAACTATTAAGGCAGGTCTTAAAGGCGTAGACACAGACGCTCGTGAATGGGGCAGTTTAATAACTACCACTAATTACACTAGTTCTTCTTCTGCTCCATCAGGTGGTTCTACTCAGTTAATTTATAATGATGGCGCAATTAGCATTTATGAAGCAGCTACTTCAGCTGTGTCACTTCTTTCTGGATCTTTTACCTCAGCCGAAAAGACCACTCCAATTTACAAGATTAGTGAAACTACGAGTTTTTCATCTAGTGCAACTGCTACTGGAACAAACAATAAAACTAGATTAGTATTTTCACTAGGATCACAAAGAGTATTTGAAAACACAACTACTGTTGTTAGTGCAAATTTAACAAAAGTTTATTATTCGGTAATCAATGCTCAAAAACCAAGTGTACTAACTTCTGTTTCAATAGAACCTATGGGAAGAAAAGCAGATTCAGATGGAAACCCGCGACGTGACAAAGTTTGTGTCAGAGCTATTATTGAAGAAGGTTACAGTGGTTTATTTCCAGCTAAGATTACAGAGTATTTCACAACAGACCCTTCTGCCGCAGATACTTTTGTACCTTTAATTTTTAAAACTAAAAGAATTGATTATGATGGTATTAATTATCAAGTTTCAATTGGTGAGACGCTGCATAGTGCAATTGTTTTTAATGACTTAATAGGAACTAACGATCCTGAATATGATTATGGATCTCTTTCTTTAGGATTTCGGACTTTTGAAGCCACTGTCCCTAATACTGTTCCAACAGGATGGCAAAATTACGCAATTCAAATTGATCCATTTGAAGATGGATACATTGTTAAAGAGATTCAAATTAAATATTTGTAATGGGAGACAAAGTAAATGATGCTGCTACTTCTGGTGCTGGAAGAGGAAAAGCAATTAAACGTGATTCTTCGGACAATCGTCCAGTTAATCCAGCTGCTACTCTTGGAGCTGGAAGAGGCTATGTGCCAGTAAGGATTGGAGTTCATGCAACACCAGAGCGGCGCAGAAATAACGACACTAAAGTAGAAATTACTTTAACTCCAGATCCTGTAACAGTAAGTGGTGGTGGTGGCTGCAATGGATTTGAACTCACAGCGGGAGGCACTCCTGCCGACCTTAAAGTAAATGTTTCCTCTGCCTTGATAGCAGGTCAAGAACCAAGTGGGTTCACAGCAGGGTCTAAAGAGTTTTCCGTTTCTTCTTCTGGGGTGATATACGCCCAAATAACGGTCAACAGCACTACTGGAGCGATTACTGGAAGAGCCTTGAATTATGGATCAAGCACCCCTGCTAATACCGCTACAGTTTTCTACGAACAGATCGGTACTTACACCGTGACAGGCATTGGCGATGCGCGAGCTGTCAGTGTTGCAAATTCCCGTTGCGGATCTGTATACGTCAACATCTGCCGAAACTGGTATGCAGCAACAGCACCTTTCTTTGGTGTTTCATTTTCATGAATTATGGCCGATTCTAATAGTGCTTGTGATTGTTGCAATCAACCGCCGTGTCCTACTCCAACTTTGGAGTTTATTTCGGTCAGTGCAAACTGCGAAACTACATGCGCGACTGGGGAAATTGAGTGGAATTTACAGGGGAAAATCCAAACAACAACAATCACTCTTGTCGATGGCGAGTGCAAAATTGAGGAATCTTGTTCTGGAAGCAGAAGTATTACCTATGATAGTTCTGGGAGTACTGGGGGGAGTACCGCAGGAGAGGGGACTTGTTCAGGTTCGGACACCTTCACGGAAACCACGTCCTTTGATGATGATTGCGAAGGCACAATTATATGTTCGGGCAGTGGTAACTACACCACTACTACCTATAGTGGAAGCGGTGTAAGTAATACACAGGTGGTCGCATGGACGATCAATGCCGATTGCAGTACGACTTACTCAGACGGAGAGGGGTATGCTATTTGCCCAACCAGTACTGTAGTAACACAAAGTCCACCAGCAGGAACCGCCTCCACTGTAACATCGTCGTTGGTTAAATTGGAATGCACATTGCCGCCCTACCCCGCCTATCCAGCATTCTTTAACTCTTGGGAATCTCCTCCCGCATTATTGTTAGGACAAGGTCGCTTCCCCACAGCGAAAAGAGATTGGAACGCATTCGTCGCAAGAGTCCCGATTGACCCTACCCTGAACGGTGGAGACTCTATTGACGGAGTTCAGGTGGATGCGGGTTCGACGAAGATGGAGCGAAAAATCAAATATCGAATCTGCCATTGGCCTTCTGGCACTTGCTATCTCAAAGTTTGGATTTCTACTATTTTTACACCCTTGGATGGAACTCCAGAAGCGCCAGTCATTACCAGCTACACTTGGACAGGCACCGGAAACCCATGTCTTACTGTTCCCAATGATCCAGTTAATGCCGACTCGCAAAAAATCAACAGTTCAACCACTGAAGTTTTACCCCCTGCGACTAATGGTACGAAGGAAGTCACCATTCTTAAATGGTCTTGCGTCAATGGCTACGAACCAGACGTTTCAGACCCCGACAACAAACAAAATAACGGATTCCCTGACCCAATTTGGGAAGCATCACCACCATGAAAATTCAAATAAACGAAATTTACAAAATGGCAGCGGAAAGACCAGAAGGTTACGCCGCACATGTTATCTCTGAAGGTGAAATTGTCGGCGATTACCTTGAGATTTCCAGCGAGTCTCTGGCAAAGCTACGAGCCATTTACCGTCCCACGAAACCAGCACTGAAAGGATTAGGAGACGTAGTAGCCGCTGTAGCGCAGCCGATAGCTAAAGTTATTGACGTTGTATCTGGAACAAACGTAGCTGGATGTGGCGGTTGCGCTAAAAGACAGGCTGCGTTAAACGCGGCATTTCCTTTTAAATAATTAAATTGTGTCTAGTCTTGCATATTTTCTAAAAATCAATAACATCTCTAAAACATTATGTCAAAACTGATTACCTTTGCAGAAGCTATTGTTCGGTTTGGTCCGCTTGTTACGACAGGGATTGAGATTGAGGATGCAATCCAAGAAGCAGTTGATCGCATTTTTGAAATGGGTCGTTGGCCTGGAACTACACGAGAAGTAGAGCTTTTGCAGGCAGATTTTGTTGAAGATGCTGATTCTTTGGAATGGTATTACTTTTTTGACGAGACTATTTATGATGGTGCAATTGGCTTTAGAAACATTACGCGCGGCTGGGCAATTGTTGATCAAACTTCTCTTTATAAAGATGGCATTAATATGGGGGATAGGGAGTGGGTTGATCTTGGAACAATCACAGTGGATGGTGTGGACTTTAGAAAGTATCGCGCCCCTCTAGGGTTTGTTCCATCCACTGGTCCTTATTACGCCCTGATGAAGCTTGAAGCTCCTAGCCTAAGCATGGACGACTTGATTCCAGTTCAAAGCGTAGCAGCACTTAAATGCGCGATTTTGGCTGTCTCCTCAGAATATGCGGGAGACACGGAGAAAGCAACGAATCAATGGCAGTTATTTGATCAATTTATTAAACTTGGTGAACGTCAAGTTTCTGGTCCAAAACGATATTCAATTGGAATGGATTCTAGCTTAAGGCGTAAACCTCGTCAATTTAACTAACTTTACCTAAATAAAATCATGGCCCTTAAATACAGTATGGCTCCCCCGTCTGAAGGAGAAAGAGCTGCAAAAAGAGAACGCACTACAAATAATCGTATTGATCGTAATTTGCAACGTGCAATGCGAAGTGGATCTCCAGCAGCACGACTTGAAGCGGGGAAATTGTATCAACAGCGCTCAAATACCCCGGGTTATCAGCAAGGTGGAGGGATTGGTAGTGCAGAAGGGAATAGGGAAAGAGATCGGATAACTGCAGAAAATTATACAAAGGAAGGATTGCAGCTCAAAAACAATACAAATCAAAATGTTAATCCCGGAACTGCCCAAGATGCAAATGCCATTGAGCAAAAGAATCCTGCAAATCCAGCAGGAAGACCGTTGCAAAGATCAGAAAGAGCAGCTGGACAAACTCAAGAAGATTTTGTCAATGAGCGGGCTGGCCCTGTTTATAAGGAAAACGCTGTAGGGCCAGTTGACGTAACAGAGCCACGAGACCCTCGCATTACTGCTGGCAATCAGGTTACGCCATATACAAACACTCCAACTCCTCAAGGTGGAATGTCTCCAAAAGACTTTGCAACAGATGCGCTCAAAGGTCCTAATATTTATGAAAAAGGCGTAAAACCAGATGATATTGCTAAAGGTCTTGCTGCAACACAAGGTGTTGGGAATGCAAGTAATCCTATAAAAACAACTGCTGCGCCTCAAGAAGCGCCAGCAAATACAACAACTACGCCACAAGTAGCGTCAACCGACACTATGGCAGATCGAGGTAATTCAAAAATTGCTGGATATCAAAAAGCAACTGCTGATGCTAAAACAAAATTTGCTGATGATTTAAAAAAATACGGAACATCAGGAAAAAGATCTCCAGAAAAAGACGCTCAAATTCGTGAGTATGGTAAAACGCTTAATCTTAACGAAGATCAAATTAACGCAGCAATGCGAGGAGATACAAAATTAGATGCTAAGTCAGCGGCTGCATCTGCTTCAGCATACGAAAAAAACGCAGCAAATAAAGCTGCAAATACTCCGGAAGCAAGAAACAAAAGGTCTACTGATGAGTTTAGCAAGGCTTACGGCAACTATCTTAATGGAGAAGGTAAAGGGGCTTCCGAAAAAGAAAGAGCAGCTAAATACAACGAGTTAAAAGGCAAGGCAACAAAAGATGGATTTGTTGTCACTAAAGAAGCTGAAGATAAAGTATTTGAAGATCGTTTTAATGCAAGAGTTGAAAGAGCTGTGAAATCAGGCATGTCTCGCGAAGACGCTATATCAGAAACTTCTAGAAGAGATAACTCTACACAAGAAGTTCTTGATTTAATTCCTGGAGCAAAAAGAGATGTTCAAGCAGCTATTGATCTTGCCGACATGATGACAGGTTCCAAAGAAGATGCCCTTGGTGATTATAAGGCAAAAGCTGATTCGTTGAGGAAAAAGCGTGGAGCTCCTGCTATTTCAGACGCTCAGCGTCAAATTGTTACCGAAGGAAACAATAACATTCAAAGAGAAAACGATCCAACTCTTCAGTCTACTGGTAACCCTTTATATGATGATTTAATTAACAAACCAATAAAAGAAGACTTAACCGATGGATCAATCAAAGACGATCCAACTGGATCAATTGAAGATCCATATAAAAACTCTAAATCTTCTCAACCAAAGATTGATGTGCCACCCATTAATCCAAAAAATAAATCGAAAGAAAAAACGTTTATTGAAGCCGCTTTAAATGACGCTGGATCGGTTTATGATTTTGGAAGTGGCGTAACAAAACAAATAATTGATCAAGGTAAATATAACGCTATTGACGCAATTGGTCAAGCCCGCAAAGTTTGGGCTGGAGCTCAAGAAGTCGGCCCCTCAATGCTTACTCAGTTTTTGCCGGGAGATGTAGGTGAATGGTCAGAAAAAAAATCCAAGGAAAATTTTCAAAATCTTGGAAAACGTTCTCAAAAAATTGATGCCTCAACAAAAAATCTAAAAGATGCTTTGGATTCACCGCAAGCTTCAGTAAACACAAAACAAAAGATTCAGAAATCTGCTGCAGAAGTTGTTTCTTATTCTGATAATCTTAATAGATACCTTTTAGCCTGACTAAAAACATGCCAAACTACCAATCTTACACAAACGATAGCGACACTCAGTTTGCCAATCAACTTGACAACTATAAATTAGGGACAAGTCGTAGTGGTGGCAGTGATTATGATGAAGCTGTTGGAGCATTCAATACATTGCCTGAGAGCATGGCGGTTGGACAGATAATGCAAATGCGTCAAGCGGCACAAAACAATAGTTTAAACACGCGCCGTGCAGTGGCTGAAGACAATGTGAAAACAACTGAAGCTAATGAATTTGCAGCATTTAATGATAGTTATCAAAACCTAAACCTTGATCCAACTGATTACGAAGGAAATGCAAAAGCATTGGCTAAACTTCAAATACAAAATCCTAATAATAAATTAATTAAAGATGCGGCTGATAGCATTCGTGATGCATCACAGAAAATTTTAACTGGTCGCAAACAAAAAAATGATAGTCTGGATATGGATTATGATGAGGCAACTCGTGAAATGCGCGAAGAAACTGATCGTTTAAATCGTCAAGCAAACCTTAAAAAAGCGCAAGTGTTGTATGAAACTGCATCTATGGCAGAAGACGAAATAAATCCAGGTAGTGTAATGTCTAAGGTAACAGGCACTTTGGCAGAAAAACATCCAGAATTAATGGGAGCTGCAGCTTCATGGAATTCTCGTTATGGGAATAATCCAGAACTGGCAGAGGAAACAAGAGGCATGGCTCGTTTATTAACTGGATTAGGCACGGCAGGTTATTTAGAAGACGCCAATAAATACCCAATGGAAAATATTGGAAAAGGGCTTAATTCATTAGCTCCAAAAATTAATTTTGATTATAATCAAACACCTGAAGAAATTGCTGCGTCTTATCAAGCCGCTGCAAGCTTATATGAGGATTCAGATCCAAGAGATATTGCTCTTGAAAAACTTATTGCTCAACATAAAACTATTCATAACGCTCAAGTTACTCGCAAGGGTTTAGAAAAAAGTATTACCGAGCTTCTTAGCCAGCAACCTAATATTATGGATGCACAAGCAAAAGCTGACTTTAAAGCTAGAATTGCGGATGTACAAACAAGAGCTGGAGTTATTACGGGTCAAGTTGAGAAAGACTACAAAGACAGGAAATCACAAGAAGACGCAATTACCAAAGAGCAGACAGAAAGAAAGCTTGAAATTCAAGAAGAGAGTCTTGGCATTAGAAGAGATACTGCTAATAGTACTATTGAAAGCAGAGAAGATAAAAGAATTCTTGACGCAAGAAAATTTAAAGAAAAACAAAAACTTGCAGAAGAGAAAAATGGTCTTGATGTTTACACACAACTTTCTAAAGACGAAAAATTCAAAAAACTTCCTGCTGAAGAGCAATATAAACTACTTAATGATCAAATAAAATTAAAGGCTTCATCTATTCCTAGTTGGAACAGCGCTAATGATAATGAATAATTTCAATTACTAAATTTATGCTTATTGATAAATCAAGTTATTCTTCGGATAACAAATTACCAGAAGAAGAAGAAGAAGTACATCCATTAGCCTCTGAACTTGGAAGGCATTATCTTTTATCAGAAGATTACGTATATGGTGACGATAAAAAACTTGTAGCCAATCAGGCTTTTATGCACTGGGCTTCTGATCAAGAAGCTGAAAAAAAAGGAACAGTTAAAGCAACTGGTTATGAAAAAAACGATGCTGGTGTTTTAGAAAAGGTTGAAAAAGATTTTCCTATGTTTAATGGGGAAAGTTTGACTTCTAAAGGACAAGAAGAATACGAGAAGGTTAAAAGGTATTTTGATGACGCTGCTTCTATGCCAAATGGAGGAGTGTCTCGTAATCCAACAACTCGCAAGTGGGAAGTGGATAGTCGCCTTGAGTCTGTTTTTACAGAAAAACAAGAAAAGCGTCCTGATCCATTTAAGGACATGTCGGAGTTTATTGATGAACAACTTAAAGTTACTAAGGAAGGTGATAGTCCCGCTTACACTTACGAAGACTTTACTAACTTTTCTAACGCTGTAGTAAAGAACGGCGAAGCTCACCTTGATCCAAATAACAAGGAAATGAAAGCTCGCTTTTTACAAGAAGTGAATCGTCGTACATTTGATTCTTCTTTAATGGATGAAGCTGAAATTGGTCAGAAAGTAGCTGGAGCTTATGTAATCAACCCTAAAAATTACAGTGAAGTAGACAAAGTTGAAAGTTGGATTGAGGGCTTAACAGATCTAAGTGCTTCTGATAAGAAGATGATGCTTATTGATTATCGTTCTAAAATTGAAGCAAATGTTGGTACTTTAGTTAATGATTTTGCCGCTGCTGATGCTGGAGTGATTGGCGGTATTTTTAGTTCTCCTCTTCGTGATGAGTTTAATGAATACATGAGCAAGCCAGGAGCTAGTGGTTATCAATTTCTTAAAGAGAACAAAGAGCGAATGAGCAAAGACTCATATGGCGTTACGTCTGAAATTGCTACTAAATTTCGAGACTCAGTAATGGCTACCGGAACTGGTTTTTTATGGGCGGCGAGCGCTGGCAACTACACCAGCCCTGCGGAAGCGTGGGGTGGCTTGGCCGAGGATTCGTCCAAAGCATATTCAAATGGCAAGGCGTTCGAACTTTTTGGAGTCGACATCAACCGCCGTGATTTAACCGAGCTAACCGGACAGGTCGGGTCGTTTATTGCAATGGGTGGAATGGGCGCTTTAGCAGGTAAAGGATTGACCGCAATTGGTGCTCAAGGAGCTTCACGTTATGCTGTTAATGAAGCCGGGATTTTGCTTTCTACTGTAGCTAAAACAGAAGCAGCCGCTGCTGCTGGCACTAGAACTTTTGGACAAAAAACTTTAGCCGGACTAAAAGCGGCTGGGACTGATCCAGAAATGTATCTTGGATCGCTTCAAGCTGCTGGAACGTCTTTTGGAAAAACTTTTAATTCAACACTTGAAGAAACAGGAAGTCGTGAAGAAGCACTTAAGGCAGCAAACATTGCTGCAATATCAGATGGTTTTTCAGCTTTTATTGCAACAGGTGTGATGAACCGTTTTGCTCCAGGCATGGGCAAAGTGCTAGGAATGGGAGATGGCGAAGTAGGTGGTGGTATTGTTCAAGCATTTAAAAATAAAGCTTTAGCTAAAGAGTCGATGGAGCAAGTCCAGACATTGCTTAACAACCTTGATGGAAAAATTGGAGAACCGCTTCGCAAGCAATTTGCTAATGACATTGGAAGTGTGATGGGTGCTTCTGCACGTTCTCTTGGTTTAAAAGGAATTGGTATTTTTGGAAATATGGGAGCTGAAGCAATTGAAGAAGCTTCAGATGAAATTATTTCTGATGTTATTAGTTCGATGCTTGATGATTCTAAAACTTGGAACGAAGAAGTTTGGCAAAACATTGGGACCAAGTGGAAAGAATATGTTAAGGCGGGGGTGCTTGGTGCAATTGGTGGAGCAATGGGTGATGCTACATCAACAGTACTTAGTCCAAAAGAAACATTTGGAACTAGCGAGGGACTTAAACTTCAAACTCAAGAATGGGACAGAATTAAAACTAATGTAAAAAAGTTTGACTCTATGGAGAATTTTGTTTTCCCAGCTCCTATTCAAGATGCAAAGAATCTTGCTGAGTATATTGCAATGCCTGATGACAAAGTTTCAATAGAACAAAAGTCAGATGCGTTGTTAGCGGCAGTTCGTAATAAGACTTTATTTACAAGCATGGTTAACGCCAATGTGCCTGTAGCCGATCCTAGTAGTGTTCCTGAGCCAAGTGTCACAGTTGACGCTGAAGGCGCACCTATAGCTAGCGACGCAGCAAAACAAGCCACTTCAGCTAGTGTGTTTGCTACAGTTATGTCAAACTCAGGTTTAGTTTTACCTGAGGGTCGTGTTTGGCGTGATGACATTTCATTTGCCCCAACTGAAGGAAGTTCTCCACTAAGTATATCTAATAATGTTAAAATCACACCATTGTCTACTGTAGCTGATGGAGACAGAACAGATCATGTTACTTATGTAGCGGCAAAAAAAGAAACAACAAATCCAAATGGATCAGTTACCACTGAGTATTTAAGCGCAAAAGAAGCTGCTGCTGAATTAGGAACAGCAATGTCTAGTCTCAGTTCAAAGAATAGAACTAAAGCAAATAATTTAGTTAACAACTTTCTCAGCAAATCAACTAATACTAACTATAATGAACAATGGTCAACTGAAGTTCAAAAAGAACAAGGAGCTTCTTCTTCTGAACCTAATTTAACAACAGAATCTAAACTGTCATCAAGCATAGAAGGTGTACCACTAGATGTTGGGTCGGAAGTAAAATGGGAAAGCTCAAATGGTAATGGTCCGCGCAGTGGTAAAATTATATCTATTGACGCAGCAAGTGGTATGGCTGTTGTGCAAATGCCAGATGGAAAAGCTCGTGACGTTCCCGTTAAGGCCTTTAGTCAGGCTGAAACTCCAACTGTAGCGGAGGGCGCTCTTATTTCCTCTCAAAACCAATCTCCTGGAATAAAAAAACAACAAACAATAATAAAAAATGAACAACAAGAAAATGATGCCAATGATGGGAGCAATGATGAAGCCATCAGCAAAGCCGAAAGCGATGCCGAAAAAGATGGCGAAATCAATGCCGAAAAAGATGGCGAAGAAAAAGATGTGTTAAGTGAATCAGGAGCTGCTGGGGAAACATCTCCAGCAGCTTCTTCTAGTAGCGTTAATAATCGCATTAAAATCAGAAATCGGCTCAAAGGAGTTAAAAACACAGAGCCTCTTGTTAACAAAGAAAACGATCGCTTTTACAAATCAGACGGAGGAATTTATGTTTCTAAAGGAAAAGATCCCGTAACCTATGTTACCGACGATGAAATTGATGCTGAGATTGAAAGACAGGGTGGCAATCTAAATAATGCCCTTAAAGTGATCAACGATAAGATCACAAAAATGGGCGGTAATATTAACGCTTATGCTTTAGACATACAAGAGAAGACAGCGGAAAATGCCACTTCATTAACTTATCAAGACGTAACTTACGTTGCTGACCCTAGTCTTATTCAAGATGGAACTGATGCAATTGGCGGCAAGTGGATGATGATAACTAACGAGAAGACTGGTGTTGTGTCTTATACTTATCGTCCACCTACTGGAAGCGCGTTATCATTAGGAATTGGTGAAGTTGTAGCAATTGATGGAAAACCTGACGAATTCTTAGTAGTAAAACGAGTATTCAATGGTCGATGGGATTTTGAAAAAAAGGATGCTAAAGACGCAGCTGGAGACATTATCAATGATAAAGGCTTAACTCAAGAAGGAAACAAATTTACTCGTTCTCGTTTATCTTTAATTTCCAAAGAATTTGAAAAACATTTTGAGTCAATTGTTAATGGAAAAATTAATCCAGAACAAATGGAGAAATTATTTCTTAAAGTATTGAAAATTGTTTCTCCTAAAAAAGATTTTGTTGTTGTCAATAAAGACATGTCTGAAGAAAAAGGTTATGTTTACGCAAGCCGAAACAATGAGAATCCAGATGATTTTGGTTCAATCAATGTAGACTATAAGAAGCTGTCTGAGCAACTTTCTCAACTTTATCGTACAGCTAATACTAAAAATAAATTTTCTAATGCTCTTCTTGGAATGGATGCAGCAAGAGTTGTTTCTGCTATTATTGATGAAGAACTCACTCACTTAATTGGATTTAAGATTTTTGACGATGCTGAACTTTTTTCGTTTTACAGATCTATTCTTGATCTTCCAAAAAACAAAGATGGTACTGAGCATCCATTCAAACAAATTCTTTTAGAAACTTTAACTGAGCGGTTTCCTCAAAGACAAGGTTTGCCTGCGTTAAGCCCCGAGATTGATGGGTTTGATGAAGGTACAGTAGGTGATGCTGATAACATGGATGAGATTGTCCTGACAGTGGCAACAGAAATGATTCGTAAGCTTCATCAGATGGCAACACGCGGAACTACCACAGAACGCGATACAGAGCTTTCTAGACAGCTTCAGGCTGCGATTTATGGTGACGCTGCTGCTAAGTCCCAAGAAACTGCTGAATCAAAGGTGAAGGGGCCTTTAAACGTCATTGGTCAAATAATTAGGCGTTACGCTGAACGTGTTCGCAATATCCTTTGGATGAAGTGGCAACAAGGGATGCTACCACGAAACACTCGTGATATGCTTACAAGATTAAACAAAGCTTATCAAAACGAAGGGATTCAAGGTGATGTAGACTTTGGTTATGACGCTGCGATGGAAGAATCAGAGCGCCGAGTAGAACAGTATGAGAAATCTTTTATTGATGAAACTAGCAAAATTGCAAGGATTTCTAATCCTGCAATGATGAAGCTTCGATCAATAAGCAGGGAGTTTGGTTACATGTCTCTTGGTGAATCCCTAGTAGTTGACAAAGACACAATGACGCTTTCTCTTCATCCAAAAATCATGCAACACATTAAGGATAATAACTTAATGGACTTGGATTTGGTAAATAAAGTTTTGTTTGAATTAAATGGTGAGGGTGTCAGCACTCCATCTTATCAAAAAGCAGTTACTGTAGCTTTTCTAAAGCAGCAAGTTATGGATTTAAAGCGTGATAAACTTACGTTTAATCCTTCTGATTTGTTTGACTCAATGAAAAATGATGAGGGGTTATTTGGTAATCAAGCAAAAGATGCTAAGTCTGCAAAGCATTCTGTTTTATGGAGACAAATTCTTGAAGGCATTCCAGAAAACAACTTTGAAGCATCACTAAAAGAAGTTGTCTCACCATTAGTTTCTGAGCGAAACGAGATGTGGAAAGAACGTGATCGTTTGCATGGATTAGTTATTCAAGAAGCATTTAAGGCAGTTAACGCAATTGATACAGATTTGGGTGGGTTCTCTTCAATTAAAGCGTTAATTAAATGGGGTCGCTTGGCTCAAGTCAAACGACCTGGAAAAAGAGAATTAGTTGATATTTTTGATGATTTTACATTTCCTAGCGAGCAATGGTTTGAATATCAATCTCCTGCAGATAAGTTAATTAATGCAACTCCAGAAGAATCAGCGCAGGTGCGTCGTGATTTCAAGCAATCCATACTTCAATCGCTGGCTCTTTCTCTTCCTTCAATTACCGGAGAAAGTCATGTTAAATTTTTAGAGTCTATTGGTGGTCCTGTTTCAGAAGCTTTAGCCGAACTAAAGAGTACGGAAAAATCTTTAGAAACTATAACTCAATATATTGAAACAATTAAGTATTATAATAAATTCAATCACTTTATTCCAGGAATGGACCCTAAGGATAGGGATCAGCTTAAGACTGCAATGTCTGCAGAACGTAACGCGCGAAGCCCGAAAAAAAGTGGGCTACCTATAAATGATGAAAATAATGTTCTTCAGCGTCAGCAACCGCTTTCACCTGAAGCGCAAGCTGCTTCGTTTTCTATTTATCAAGAATACATTGAGTTTTCTCGCGCTGTAGATGACTACAACAAATCTATTCAATTTGTAAAGAACCGAGCATTGGGTGAGTTTGGTACACGTTCTGAGGAGTTTGGAATGAATTATGCAGACATGAATAAAGCAACTGGCAACAACGCTACGCTTGAGTTTAAAAGCATGACTGACGAACTTCAGCCTGCTAGTACGCCTAATGATGTATTTAGCGGAAATATGATTCCAGAAGGAATGAAATATGGTTACGGGTCAATAGCTCGTTTTGATGATAATGGAGAACCACTTTCAGAAGAAGAACAGGCATGGAACGCTGGACTAGAAGTTTATCGTTACACAATGCAATCAAACGCTGATTTTGTTGGCAAAAATTTATTTTTAAACTACTGGGTTAATCTTCAACTTGGGAAAGTTGTTTTGTCTGGTGTTGCTAGTGACTACGAAAAAACAGGAGGATTCTTATTTAAAAGACAAGTTAACGAAATTGAAATGGTAGATTACGAAACTGCTGATCAAGCGTTTCCTGACTTACCAACTGAAGAGCTTGGAGAAGCAAAGATGAAACTTAAGTCTGGCGGCGCAGAAGACATTCTTAATGTTATGCGTTTTTTCCAAAAGGTTAACGTATGGGCAAGCGGAATTAAAAGCAAGTATCAAGGAGTTACGACAGATGAAGTTGGTGGAGAGCAAGGTTTTGCTGGTCGCATGATTCCAATGCTTAATGAATTATTTGGAAAGATGGAAAGCATGATTGATCCAATTAGTGGAGAGTCATTTATTGGACTTACTGAAGGATTGGATTTTGATTTAAAAGCACACGTTGAAGACGTAATAAAGTTTTTAAGTCGTCATTACGAGATGAAGGATTTTTACACAAGATCTGGTAGTTTTGTTATGCCTACAGAAGAAGTAAAAGACTTTATGGACTTCTTTAAAATGAAGGACGGCAAGTTAATTAAAATTTCATCACGTAAAGACAATCAAATTGCTAATGATTTTTCTGGTGTGCTTTTAAATTCAGGCAAAAAACTTAAGGTTTCATTACGCAGCGCTACCCAAGGTGTTAAATTAATGAAACGTTCTTTTAAAGCGTTTAGTAACCCTCGCTGGAAGCGTAACGTTGAACAAGAAGGTAGTCGTTATCAACGTGATCCTGCATATGAACCAGACAATAAAGCTATTCTAAAGCTCGGAGAAATGACGGCAGATGCCCGAATGAGAAATCAGATGAAGTGGAATTTAAAATATTTTGAAACTAGCCGTAATTACATTTTTGGTTCTAATTGGGCATTTGAATTTTACAATGATATTCAACGAAGCAGTTATGGAGAAGGACGAGAGCCTTATGTAAAAATCAAAGCTTCAAGCATAAGTGCTAATAGAGATATAACATTAAATGAAATGTTTGATCCTAATCGGTGGACCCTTGAAAGACCTAAAGGATTTATTCCTAATCAACAAGATTACAACGATTCTTTATATTTTGGTGTCGGAAAAGAAACAAGAAGAGTAACAGATACTAATCTTTATTTAAATCCAGAAAGCGAAGTAATTAATCCAAACGAGTATTCCGGAAGCGAAGATGATCCTCGTGTTGCTAATTCTAGCATGTCTACTACAGACCCTACGGTTAGGGGGTACACTCAAACTTATAACGAAGGTCGTGCTTCAACACCACAGGAAACTGCTCAAAGGGCTTTTGGACGTTCTGCAGTTTCCCGGTCGATTAAAATAACTCAAGCGGCTATGTTCATAGGCAGCAATGGTCCAAGCGGACGTTCATCGTCAGACGCAGATCAATTTTATTTTGACATGATTCGTCTTGGAAGAGACAACGATTGGTTTACATCAGAAAACATTATTGAAGAACGCAATCGTTCAAGTAATAACGTGTTTTTTGCTGATTTGACAAATGATGAAATTGATAGCATGGATAATCGTCAGATTATGACGGTTTTTCGTCAATCTATGACTGACAGTCTTGTTCGTCGTGGATTAAAAGGATTGTTTCCAGCTTTAGATTACACAAATGATGAAACTCATAACAAGATTTACGATGCGTTTCTTGATGAATACGGAAACAAAACAGACAAAAACGGTAAGTATTTTTTTATTGATTCAGAAAAGTTTATTTTAGATTTGCTTGAGTTTAAGATGAAGTTTGAACGGGCAGTTGTAGAAGAAAACCGTGTTAAGAATCAAGATGACATTGCTATAGCTTACGATTTAATTTCTAAAGGAAATCAATTTGTATCTCCTAATGAGTCTGAGCGCATGGCTAAAGCCATCAAGGAGTCAATGACGAGTGAAAAATTTAATATTTTTGATACTCGTCTTGGTACTGGGCTTGGAACAGGAAATGCAATTGTGGATCATTTAATTGATACGCTTCCAGGCAGAACACTAATTGTTGAAATTCGTTCTGATGTTGCAGATGCAAACGATTTAAAGGGACTTAACATTCAAGTATTTAAAGGCAATCAAAAACAAGGTGAGGCAATCACTCCGAATGTTGTTTTTATGCCATTAAATCAAAATGGTCCATATCTTTCCAAAGACAAAGCAAGAAGTTTAATTAGCCAGTTACTCAGCATATCGGCTGAAAACAACTTAGTAGTTAAAAAAACGCTTCTTGATCTTTCTGCTAAGATTGATGCTGAATTAAAGCCAGTTCAGTTGGCTGATGGTCTTGTAATTAGCTATCGTTCTAAACCAAAAAAGAAAACGTTTTTTCCTAAAAATCGTTACATTTTTGATGCTTTTGACAAAATGGCGGCAATCCGATCTGATTTTGACATTGTTTCAAAAAGCTTATCTTTTCCTGGCGTTGATCCAAACTTGGTAGACGCAATTATTATGGTTTCTGCATTTCTTACTAACGATGATGCTAAAACATTTCTTGATCAATCTTATAAAGGATTTGAAGTTCGCGTTTCAAGCAATTTGCCGCAGCAAATACAAGATGATCTACTTCATTCAATTTGGATGATTCGTCAAAGCAAACTTTATGAAACTAATCGTTTTGGAGATGAGACAGAAAACCTTGAATCAAACGATAATAACAACGAAGAAAATGAAATTGATGATGAGGAAGAGTTTCCTGATCCAGACAAAGATGTAGACAATTCTGACCCATCTCAAGAACTTGATGATTCACTTGAAAAAAGTGAAGAAGCTAATAATTTTTTTGCTGACAATGTTATTCCTGAACTTGAAAAAAAGATAGCTGAGATTGAAGATGGCAAATTAGAAATTGAAATGGTAATTGCTTCTGCTGATTTTGGTGTAAACGATGCAAGCGATATACTGCTTTATAATGCTCTTGCTTCAATTGTTGAGGCTGGAATAAAACGTGAAAGTTTGGAAGTTGTTAAAGGTCTTCAGGAAAGATATTCTAACAAGGGCCGCAAGGCTAGAAGCACTCGTGATATTCTGGCTAATCCTAAATTAGGTGGACAGTCAGGTAATCTTCGCGCTGATCTTGCTGCTCCAGTAGTTAAATCTAATGCAAAAGAGGATGAAGAGGTTGGGTTTTCACAAACAAAAATGAGTTTTGCTGTTAAAACTTATATTGGAGAAGCAATTAATATGGCTCGTCCAAACGTAAAAAATAGAACCGTTTTGAATTCTGAATTTGCTTCCACTAGGATTAATAATATAAACGCTGCTTTAATTTACAGTTTAAGCAGTGTTGAAAATCAAGTTGAAGAACAACTTACTAGGTCTTTTAAATCAGCTCTTGGGGCTGTTGCAAAAATAAATTTTAGAAGCAATACAAAAAACGGAACTTTGGATTCTGTTAAGATTTCTAGCCAAAAAATTGAAGTTGTTGTTAATGATGAGCTTCTTTCTGAATTAGGAAGAAACTTGCCAGCAGCTGAATTAGAAGTTGCTTTGAGTCAGACTCGAAAAGCAGTTGAAGATTTATTTGTAAGCAAAGATAGATTTGAAACTATTTTAGCTTCTTTAAAAGAAGATCGCGCTAATGCAGTAGTTCTTAATTCAAAAAATGTTGCTGAATACTGGGCTAATACACCTACATCAATTCCTGATGCAACAGGAAAACGTAAAGGCAAAAAAGTTTCAAATGACGAGTTAAGCAACGCAATGAGCAAAGAGAATGTTGAATTAGCAAGAGCTAAGTCTGCAGCTCTTGTTGATAAGTTGCGTGTAATTGATCGCCAAATTAATCGCGTCCAAGATGATCTACTTGCAGTAAAACGTGAGATTTCTAAAATTGAAAATTATCGCGGTCAAACTGTTTTAGGTCGTTCACATTTTAAAGCTAATATTGGATTAGACATTCTTAAAAATGAAGAAGGCACACAGATTTCTGCTGCGGTAGAAGAGGCTACACGTAAAGTTGGATTTAATATTATTACTACTCCGTTTTTTGGCTCAATTGACGAACGTGCTCGCTGGATGGACACATCTTCTGATAACGCAATAGCTGATGTTGAAATCAAAGAACTTCGAAAAGAACATTACATTAAAGAACAGGCAATGATTTCTGCTTTAACGCAGTTAGCAACTGATCACATTGATGATGCTTATAAGATTTCTAGAAACACAGCGGATAATTTTATGGATTTTAATCCGCTTAAAGCAATTCGCCAAGCAATTGAGATTTCCAACGTTGAATCAATTGTTTTGAAAGATCAAATGAAGATGGCAAGAACTGAAGCTGAAAGTGCCATGATGAGAGGGTTGGAGGCTGACGATATTGCAATGTTGACTGACCCCGCTTCAACTAATTTAATGGTGATGACGTTTGCTGATCAAGCAAAACTTACTCCACAAGAAAAAACAGGCAAAACAATTTTAACACCTAATCAATACACTAGATTACGTATTTTAAACATGCCTAAGAGCATGACAGAAAGAAGTAAGAAGATTGGAGCGCTATTTAGTCAGGAAGGCCAAAACGCAATCTTAATGCCTACTACAGTGAAGGAGCAGCTTATGAGGGCATTTCCTATGACTGTAACAAAAAGGAACGTAAACAGCACTATAACACAGATAGTAGCTGAAGCAGCGGCTTTGTCTCAGAATGTCTCACTTGATTCAATGCGTCATTCCGAACTGGAAGCCAAGCATAACGATGGAACGATTACTCCTGAGGAGACAGAAACGGCTCAAAAACTTGTATATGAGGCAGCTGATAAAAAGGGGTATGACCAAAAAGGACATAGAGCAGGAGTGTATAAAAATGGAATTCCACTCCTACCAAGCACAACTGGTGGTTTGGGGTCTGCTTATTATGCTATTTTGGGAGGTTCTCTCGAGGAAATTAAAGAGTTTGGTGGGGAGATTTTGGGCCCTGACCGAAACAACCCGTCGATTAAAACAATAGCTGGTGAAGTGAGAATAAATCTTGGTGATAAACCTTTATTTGTTAAGCACCCCAGTGAGGTGTCAGAATGGGCTGATAAAAATAACCTTATTCCATCTTTTTATGCTTGGTTGAATTACCAACAAGCAGTCAATTCAGTTTATGATACCATCTATAAGGGTCAAAATAAAACAGATTGGAATGCGCCTACACGTCGTATAGACGTTAATCCAAACAGTCTTGAAGCCAGAAGAGCAGGACGCTTATACATAGAAACTGCTGAAAGCAAAAAAGAATACCGAGATGCCCTAATTAAAGATGGGTATTCAGAAAAGGACATTGACCGAATGAGGCTGAATGAAGACACGGTAGGAACTTCTGATGCTGCTAAGTTGAATTCTTTCTTGTTTGATCAAGGTCATGTTACTGCAATCGTAGCAGATTGGTCTGGAGCTGCAAAAAATAAGAGAGCTTCGGGTGATGGACGTATGTTCACCGAGGTTGCATTAGCAAATCCAGATCAAATCAAATCCGCAGAACCCTTCACTGGAGTTCCTTTGGATCAAAGGTTTAACCCACAAAGTCATAGCATTGCTTACGCTGCCAATCTTGATTCACGCCCGATTTTAAACATCCGTTCTTCTGTTCGAAAAGCATTAGAGGATTCTGGTTTTTCGTTTAGCGATAATTTTGATGATGTTCAAGCTAGCAAGATTGCTCGCGTTGTTACAAAACGGTTGCGTGGAACTCGTGACACCAGCCCGGAATTTATTTTAGATGGTTCTGAAGCATTATCGTATTTAGTTTACGAACAACTTGGTCTTCCTGAGCGAGATCAAGCTGGCCGAGAATCAATTCAAAAAGCTATCGCTTCGTGGATGGAAACAGGTAAAGATCCAAAGAATATTGATAAGTCACTTTGGCAGAAGGTGCTTGAAGTTATTGAACGCATTAGTTCGTTATGGAATGGATCTAAATTCCAATCTATTGAAAAAGCTCTTTCAAGCGAACTCAATCAAATCGAAATGGGGAACAAGAATTACTTCTTGTCTCCTGCTGTTGGTCGTTCAAAAATAAGTTTCCAAGGTATTGTCAATCGCAATCCAGACGCCGTTGGGGTGATGAACTACCTTCAAGATCAAGGAATTGATTTTATACTTACTGGAAGCTTTGCTTACGCCGATCAAGTGTCAATTTATCGTAGCGCCGATAAGCCTGTGCATGATGTTGATCTAATTTTAAAGAGCGGAACGGTTGATTTAGCTGCAGACAAACTAAAGAATCATTACACTACCGCTAATCTTTACGACTTTCATCCCCGTAAAGGCGAGGCATCCCGCATCAATGGAATTATTGTTGTTCCAAAATCTCAACAAATAACTAACCTCATAACTCGTTGGGTAAAAACGCGAAATGGCTTTGAACCATTACGTTCGTATGATGTTATCGACAACGTGACTGGTAATAAAGTAGGGTCTTATAAGTTTTCTCCATCTGGTGAAGTTTCAGATAATGCTGGAGTAATACTTGATTTAATTGAGCACAAACCCGGTGTTGAGCGAGAGTTTGTAAATCAATCATTTCAAGATGGGTCTGACAACAATCGCACCATCAAGGTAAGTAATTATGTTTCTGGATTTGTTCACAAGCTGGAGCTTCTTCGCTATAAGGATTTGCGAGACTTTAGAATGGCTCGTCCAGCGAACACTGAGGGTTCTGCTGTTTTGGATTCCACAACTCAATCGGTCAATAATCAGGGTCAAGGAATTGCTTATGCTGCAAACCTCAACCCAACAGATCATTCTTATTTCATGAACTCTATGGAGAGCTTGAAAAAAGAAACATTTTCTGGCGACGAGTTTAGCCTAACTAAAGGCAAAACAATGACTAAAGAAGAAGCGGCTAAAGCATTTTCAACTGAGTTTGCTAATAAGGTTAAAGTGTTTCTTAATACAATTCGTAATAATGGAGATGTAAACGGAAAGAAAGTTTTTGATTCTAATGGCCCTCTTTATCAAGCACAAATTGAAGAATTTTCCTTCATGCTTGAAGGAATGGTAATGGCTTACAACGACTCAGCCGGGGTGTTAAAAAAGGAAACAAAAGATGCGGTAAGAACTTTATTAAAAAGCATTAGTGAAAACAATGAAGGATCTTTTTCTTTTATTTCAGAAAGACAGTCATTTGGTATTGATATTAACACTGAAAACATGGTTAACTTTAGGATTCCAAAAGTGTTTTCAAGTGTTTTTATGGATGTTGAAACCGATTTGATTGTTAAGCGTCTTACTTCATCTATGACTATTCATAATGGATGGGCATCATTGTTTACAATGAAGTATCTTGATCATCATGACTCTCGTATGCGCAATCGTTTTCAGAAAAACCGCGCTGGTCGACAAGCGGCACTTCATTTGAAAAACATTCTTGATCGAGGCGTGAGCGGCAAAAGCGGACGTTCAGCTTACGAAACGCGAAAAAAAGCAGCTCAAGAAGAAATTGCTCAAGCTGCAAAAAAACTTGATAATAATGCTTTAGATCAAACTATTGGATATTTTCATGCAATGCTTGATGGTCTTGATAACGCTAATGGCATGACCTATGTTAACGCATTCAACTCTTGGTTTAATCAAATAAAACGTGGTTTTGATCAATATAATGAGTTGGTAAAAGAAGTAGATAGTTATTACGATAAAAACGAAATTTCAAAATATTGGGATGCTAATCACATTGATTTACGTCGTGACAAAGAATTAACTGATAAGATCAAAGAGATATTAAATAGTGCTAAAGCAACATCTGATTTCATTGATGAATCTAAAGCAAGAGAAGCGGTAGAGCGAATTCAAAAAGCGTTAATAGATAATGTTACTAAAGGTAAAGAAGCAGATGTGCTTAATTATTCTACAACTGTATCTAGAGTTTTAGGTGATATTGATAGTGCAATGCATTTAACAATGGCAATGCTTTCTCAGCCTTCTGATCCACGAATAGATTCTGAAAAAAACAAATGGAATAATCGTGAAGTTAAAGGATATAAGCGAACCTATTCATCTGTTCCAATGATTATTGGATATGCTGGCAACCCTAAAAGCAAGGTTCCAATTAAACAAGGTGAATACATTTCTGATGCTATGGATATTGTAGCGTTTGATAGGTCTTCATTTTTTGGCGGTGTCGGTCATTCCTCACAGCGCTTTGACGATAAAAGTGTATTTCGACCTATTTTTGTTAATGGAGTGATGGCTCCACAATCTTTAATTGATGATGCTATTTATCGTCTTAACGTAACTCCAACTTATGAAGTGCTTCGTCGTTCGCTTGGAAAGGTTAAAGACACATCTGGACAACTTGGTATTGAAGATAGCGGTATTCTTGAAATTGTTCAGTCTCAAGTTCCTGATATTAATTTGCCAACTCAGGATTACAATGAACAGAAGCACAATCATGACATGGAAGTTGATGCGACAACTACAGCTTTGGCTTTTGTCGCAAACGAATTAGAAACTACAATACGAAATGACTATCAAACTGGTGTAGTAAATACTGGTGGTGCAGAAATATTGAGATTTTTAGGTTCAACGTTTATTGTAAGATCTTTAGCATCATTACAACAGATTACTGACCAGTCGGTTGCTCCATCTATAGGTTACGTTTCTGGAAAGTTTGCTGTTGGTAAGTTTAAAATGGCTACAACTTATCTTAATTTAGTTCAACGCTATCTTACAGATTCAAAGTTTAAAAAAAGAGCTCGTGAATTTATTATGAAGACTGATCCTACAGTTTACTACCGTTCTCTTGATGGTCGCGAAGTGTATCAAGATGTAACTAAAGGACAGGTTCGTTACAGCAAAAAAAACTCAGTTAAAAACAAATTAGGAAAAGGATTTAGAGCATATGAAAAGTATGGAGAAATTGCATTGCATAAAACTATTGGTTCAGTAGAGCGTGTGCTTGCAACGTCTGTATTCTTAACTGAACTAATGGATTACAATGGAGAAACTGACGTTGAAAAACTTTTTTCTGGAGAATCAAAGTTTACTTCAATGGACGTTACTAATTCTCGGATTAAAGTAAACGACATGTTTGGTCAATCTGATCAAGGCAACAAAGCTTGGATGTTCCAATCTAGAGATAGCAGTCCAATTATGTCTGCTATTTTTAAATCGTTATCTGCTTTTTCTAATCACACTGCTAGTGTTGGAAGCAACATGTATGTTCTTGCGCCACAAGCACTTAACCCTTTGCTTAACAAAATAAGCCCTAAGAAAATTGACTTGCTTGATAAAGATATTCAACAAGAAGCATTGGAAAACGTAGTTACAACTTTGGTTCAAAACGTATTGTTTGCTCCGTTTAAAGCAAAGATGATTGTTCCAATGGTATGTTGGGTTATCGCACGTTTGATTTATCGTGATGATGAAGATAAAGCTGTAAGACATGCCCAAGAAATGGCCAATTCAATTCTTGCTCCAACTGAAGATGGAAATATGGTCACCAATGCTATTAAATCAACGGTTTTTGGCAAGAAGCGTGAGTTTTTCCGTTCCGAGTTGGAACCTGACGCGGCATTCGCTTCAGGCATTGCTGAGATAGTTTCTAAAACGTTGCTTGAAGGTGTAACAGCGCTTCCTTTTGGAGTTGTTGCTAGTTATTCAGCAGCAAACACAAATGTTCAAAGATTCGTAACAAACGATGCTGCTGAATCAATTGTGGCTTGGGTTGCTAATCTTGAGAAATCTAAGTTTTATTTTGATGACAACGGAGTTATGGTCCGTCAATATGAAGCGAATGCATTGGAAAATGTTGCTGATACTACCGCAGCAGGAAGCACTTTATATGATCTTGCCGCATCAGCAAAATTAATGGCTGAATATAACATGACTGACGAAGCTTCAAGTAATCGAATGAAAGCTGCAAGCAACACAGCGCTTTATTTTGCAACTGAGATTGCACCTTTTTTACGTGACGCTAGAGGTCAAATGCAAAGCGTGTTGAAAGAAACTATAAAAGCAGAGAAAGATTAATCTTTGAAATAATCTTGTTTTATATCGTGAATTATTAATTCTAATGCTCCGATTACAAAAGGATAAGTTAAATCAAATTCTTTTGTTAATCGGTTAATTAATTTTTCCACTTGCTCTATAAAAATAGTTTCTTGGTCATTTTGATCCATAGAAGTTAAAACTTAAGCTTTTCAATTAACAATCTAGCGTGGGTAATGTTAATTGAAATCCTATTGATGAATTGTGGATTTGGACCGTTCACTCCTTTTGTTTTATTTGCAATGGGAGCTAAATAGTTAATTGCATTAATCAATCTTTCAATTATCAGTGCAGCGCTAGGCGTTTCATTTTGTCTTGGATCTTTAGTTTTTTCTAAGAGTTCTTCAACTTCTTGATTAACAGCAATTTGCTCTTCATTGTTTTTTTGTACAATTATTTCTTGTTCTTCTGTCAAATCATTAGTCCATATATTTGCAATTTCATTGTTTGGAGAAAATTCGTTAAAATCTTCATCTTCAATTATTTCATTGGCAATAGGTTTTACTGGAAGAGTGTCTTTTTTTAAAGCTGAGTCAAAAGCTGCTGCAATAACTTTTGTTTTTTTTGTGGTTGTTTTTTTAGCTGGCATTGTTGTTGGTTTGTGTGTTTATTTTATTTATTTCTTCTTGAGCAATAGCTAATGCTTCGGATTTTATTAATCCGGGCATGATTCGTTTGGCAATTTTTTGCGCAGCTTTAATAGCGTTGTCTAAAGATATTGGATCATTAACGTCAGATAATGGTTTCATTAGAGCTGGAGCTAAAAAAAGAACTAATTTTTTAATTCTTTCTGATTGTTCCAAAGTAAAAGGTTTTTCCTTCATTAGTTTTTTTCTTGAATAAGGTTTATGTATTTAAGAGTTACCAATTCTAATGCTTTTGCATTTCTTTCGGCTCCTTTATTGGCGGCTCGTAGCAAGCGCCTAGCTTCGTGCCACTTATGTCTCATTGCCATCATTTGATCATAAAGTTGATCTGCACGAATACGTTCATTCATTGCAATTAAACGATAGGTTTCTTCTTTATTTATATTCATTCAATGGTTGCCAAGTGTTTATAAAAAGACTATTGAAATATTTTTTTTCTACGCGAAAAGGATCGCCAAGATCTCCTTCTTCAGAATGGACAAGGTATATTTTTTTTGCATAACGACAAGTAACTCGATTAAAATTACCGACTTGATCAACATAGAGTTGTCTTTTAATAATCCCCCGCTCTCCACAAATATGACGAAATTCAATTGTTAGTTTTTCCATTATTTAGTCAGGCTAAAGTTTTCTAGAATTGGTATAGAGTAGTAAGCTGGGAAAGGCATTTTCAAAATAAGTTCTCTTGCGTCATCAATGGTAAAGACTTTGCTGTTTCTTCCTGGCCACAAGAGTCCAATGGATTCGGCATCTTTTCCGTTTTCGTGTACCCAGTGGTGGCACGGAGTGCATGTTTGAACTGTAAATAAGAACGAGGTTTTGCGTCTTCCTGCTGGGTGGTGGCGTTCGAACGCAGCTTTAGGGAGCGATACCCCACATTTTGGGCATCTAGGATAAGGCGGTATTTTTTCATAGGCTTGCGCATATGCGCTTAACAAAGCTTTTCTTTGTGCAGTCGCAGGAGGACGCTTACGACGCTTCTCAGGGGCCTTAAAGGTAGGCTCTTGGTCCGTCTGGATTGTATTCGGGATTGTTGCTGGGTTCATTTGATGAAACCATTTCAGAGAATCCTTCAATTCCTTTTTGGATGAGCTTAAACTTTTTTTCTTTAATGCTTTTTTCTTCATTGATGAACTGATTTAAAGCATTAGCAGCAATTTCCATAATAACTTCAAGTTCTTCTTCTTCGTTGCCTACATTTGGAGTGGATTGTGCAACTCGGGCAACAACTAAAGCAATGGCTTCTTGAATAGTGTTGTAATCACTATTAGCATGAAAGATTGGTCCTAAAACTTTTGTTATTTCTTCGACCATGTTGTGTGTTTTTGATTTCATTTTATTAAATCACCAAGGTTTGGATTCATACATTTGTTTTGGTTCGCCAGCTTTTGACATAAAACGCATTGTTGGCTTGTCAAAGTAATAAGAACACATTGGAAGAGAACCAGTCGCACGTTGCTTGCGAGCAATAATCTTACCACATGGAGTAGATCGCCAAAACATTTCAATGTCTTTCTGCTCTTCCCCTGAGTCTTCCATTTCTGCAATTCGTTCAGCTTTTGCCATGTCACGCCAACAAGTTATTACATTGTTTGGTATGTCACCCCATTCTGAAGCACCACGAATTTCAGCCATTCCAGGGGCTTTGCTGGTGCTTTCTGGTGGTTTGCGAGGGTGAGCTACAACATGCACATGAACAGGGTAATCTGCCGCAAATACACGAACAAGGTCTGCCGCTTCTGCTTGCTTTGTATTGTCACCGCGATCAATATCCATTGTCATAACATTATCTATTACGAATGATTCAATGCCATAACGTCTGTGCGCATGTACAAAAGTTTGTAGTAAATGTTTTGGGTCAGCCCGTTTGCGTATCTTGTACATAAACACATTTTTAGACAAATATTCATAAGCAGGATCAAATTCTTCGTGATGAGGAAGATTAGGCCAAGCAGTGAAGTTCAAAAGAATCTGAGCAAATGTAAGTTCTGGTGGTTGTTCAAACGATGCAACACAACTCATCTTACCTTGACTCATCAATGATGCGACTTGGTTTTGTACGCATTGAGACTTACCGTGTCCTGAGAAACCAAACCACAAAGTGATTTCGTGCTTTCTAAAGCTCATGTCAAAACCTGGAAGAAAGAATGAGTCGCCATCAATCAAATGCTCACCTTTCATGTAAGACCTAACAGTCTCTTTCATTGCAACAGGATCAGCAATTTCAGCGATAGGGTCACGATTGGTGTTTTCAATGCATTCAAGAATCTCAGCTCCTCGCCCTGATTTAAGCATGTCATTCGCATCTTTAAGAGGCAAGGTGACAATTAAGCAACGTTCTGAGCCAAGTCGTGCAGCAGCCTCTCGTACACCTTTCTTGCCGGGTTCATCATTGTCGAACAAAAGAACAATCTCATCAAAGTGAGACAAGTATTGGTAATCTTCTGTAATCCAATTTGTGTTGCTTACACCCATAGGGATTGAAACCGCAGGCAGTCCTAGTTGCCAACATGCCATAGCATCCCACTCACCCTCACAAATAATCAGTCTAGGAATGTTTGTTTCTGGATCACAAACATCTTTACCAAAAATAGATATGACAGGATCAGAACTAACCCAAGTATCTTTTTTGCCGTCAGCTTTAAGTTTGTGACCCCAATGCTTGGTCATTCCAAGATTACCATATGCGTCGTAGTAGGGGAACAACAACCCGTCACGGTCGTCTGACGAAACTCCAAACTTACGTAATGTTTCTTCAGTGATGCCACGTTGCCTTGCATACTCAATAGAAGCAGGTTTAAGGGGGCGCATTGTACGTGATAACGCGTCTGGATCTTTAGCCTTACTAATAGTGCCAAAGCTTTGAATTGGAGGAACATTGCAAAACTTAGCTAACCATTCGATGCTTTCTTTAAGGGTGCAACCTTTAACTAAAGAAACTAATCTCCATGGTCCACCTTTTATTGAGGGATCAGCAAAGTCTTGAAAGTATCCGGGATTGTTTGCGCGAGTACTGATCATCATTGACTCACCTTTTTCTCCAGTAATACCGCCAATTCGATATGCAGATGCTTGTCGTTTAGCATTAGGAAACAAGGTTAAGCAAAACTCGTCAATTCTAGTAACAAGAGATTCCCGAATTTGTTGTAAGTCATAGAAGTCTTGATCTTTTTGGTTTGTGTGATTCATTATTTATTATTAAGTTTTGTCTTTGACAAATTGATCCATTAATTTTTCGTTAACTTTTTCCATTATCTCGTGCATTTTTGAATTGCCCGTAATGTTTGAATGTAATGATATCATGCGACCAAACATGCTTGAGCCATTCATTGTCTCAAGTGGAAACATTTTAATGCATTCTAAAGCAACAGCGTTTAGCTTGTGCTCTATTTGTTCTTCTGACATAAGAAGCTGAGTCTTAAGTTTTTTACTTAAATTAGCATCAAGAACAAGAGCGCAACTAATTTCTTTTTGAATTAATCCGAGAAATGTCATCATTTCCATAACGAAATCAACAATTGATTCTTCGTCTTCAGGAAATTTATTTATCATTTGTTTCGGATGGCATTCTTTTTACTTTTTTGATTTCGGCAACAACTCCGTTTGCGGTAGCTGTAAGTTTTTTTAGATTTATTACTATTGCTCCTTCATGCACTGAGTCTACTGAATCTGTAAATGTTACAAACTCACCTTGATCATACACAAGAAACTGAGCCTTGTTTCCACGGTATGCAATAATTATGTCCATTGCTTGACCGTGGCTTCGGATATTTCGGATAACAGTGTCATCTTCCATTCTTTTTGCTACAGAACAAAGCGATCTTAATTGTTTTGCCCCTAGTTTATAGGTCTTTGCCTTGTTGAGTAACAATTTCTTTGTCACCATTGGGTCTGGTCGCAGCTTGGTTTTTGGGATTTTATTATTAGCCATTTCTTGATGGTGACTATAACTAAGTCCGCTTATTGGATTTGGGAATGTACGAACAGTTTTGACTGCTTGAGCAATAGTATTGTATGCTTTTTCTGTTGCCGGGCAAACTTGAGAAATCGAGAAAGCTTCTCCATGCAAATCTTCCATGGAAGCAACAAGAGATCCAATCATATAACTTGATTTGTCATCAATCACTTTTCCTAGTTCTCCAAGTTTTAAAGCATGAGAAATGGCAACATGTGATTGTTCAATTGATGGAGGATTCTTTGGATTAACAATGCAAATTCCATTATCTTTGATTATGAAAAAACCTTCTGGATCAGAAAAGGTTTTCATTAATGATGATGCTGCGTAAGTTACGATTTCATCTGCTTCGTCTTTTTCTTTATTTTCTTCAGATTCCTCCAGATCATCTGATTCTTGAAAAACTTGCAAAGCTTGAGCTACTTCTGATTCCTCAAAAGATTCTTCTTCGCTGCTGTATAAAACTTCTTCTGGTGTTGTTGATGTCATTGTGTTTTCAGTTGGTGGGGAAAGAGACAAAGCAGAGCTTAATTCTTTTACTCGTTGTCTTGTGGTGCCTGAAAAAGCCATTACTGGAATTTCTCCTGTTTCAGCAAATACGTTGACACAGCGACAAACTGCTTCAAATGGTATTTTGAATTTAGCTGCAATCTCAGGGTATTGAGATTCGTCTAGTGGTGCTTCTTGGTAATAAACGATAGTGTTTGTAATCATAAGGTGGAATGTTTTTTTAGCAGTCTAAAAATGATTGTCGATAAAATTTAAAGTCGTTGTTTAACTTGAAACAAATTATTAAATACAACTTTTTCATTGTGTGTCGATAATCCAGCATAAAGCAGTACCCCACAAGGTTTTTGCTCATCATCTATTGGCGAAAACATTTCTGTCCCTTTGAATTTCTTTTCATCAGGTAAATAATAAAGATGAACTTCTTTTGTTTTTTCATCAAATGTTTTTGCGCCAATAGTGATTCGCTTGCCACTCATGTCTAAATCAAGGCCTGATAAAGCTTCCCAAGGAGTTTTGCCTGTTGCCCACCCAATAAAGTTCACTGCAAAATAAGCAGCTCCTTGGCTGTTTGATAGCTCTGATTGATTTTCCATGTTTTAGTCTGGCTAAATTAAGCTGTCAGAGCAACATCTTTGCTGATCATAGCATTTCCTCGACGAACATTATTGTCCCAGTCGCTAACAAAATTACTTGCTACCATGCTTTTGACTTGAGCAGAAGACCCAAATTCGCTTGTATAGCTTTGTGCTCCATCGCCTTTGCGATTAGTGCTTTCATTAGAGTGGAAGTCAGTAAGAGCAGAGAATGCGTCAAGACGAGTGCGACCTTCATTGCCACGACCCACTTCGAACAATTCCATGATCCTGGCGCTCTTCTGAAGCATACCATTAGTCAATTGATCACTGTTACGAGTTTCGATGCCTGCTACCCATGCGCGCGCCTCATCACGGCTACAAGGGGTGTTCTGTGCCGTTGTAAGCATAGCCTGAAACTTCGCTGAGGTTCCAGAAAAATTATCAATAGCGTCAATTAGTCGGCCAATGTTCATTTCAATCATTTGCGTGTGCTTTGCTTTGCCGATTTGAGAACCAGTATGCATGTTTGCAGCAAACGTATTGGAACAAACAACACAGATATTTGAATACCGAGCTTGTAACGAAGTACTTTTATCATACGAATCAAGAATAGTGATAAAGTCCTTGAATTCGCGATCACCAATGCGAAAACCTTCACTTACTTTGATGGAGGCAAAGACCTTGCAGCGATTATCAACAGTGCCTGCTGACATAATTTCATACGGTGTGTCTCCCATACCTTTCCGAATGATTTCCCAGAACGTCGCGATTGAAGACGGGCAGTATGAAGATCCATAAGGGTCTCCAATTGGTAAGAAGTCATCAGAGGCAATGAGTTGCTTCCAATTAGGGCTTTCGATAAATGTGTCTTGGTTGACTCCAAAATCATCTTTTTCAGTAATTTTGTGGTAAATAGGTGATTCAATAATTTCAAATGGATGTGCAATCTTTTGGGTGATTGGACCATCTTCAATGATTGTCATATTGTGCCATGCTTGGCTTTTTCCTACTTGTTTGTCTCTTTCTGTGATTCCTGCTGGCATATTTTTGTTTTATTAGTGTGTTTGTGTTTGAGAATTAACACTTACTTCCCCAGCCCGAAGGGCTGCGCGTTCAGTGCGTTCAATGTTTGTTATTTCGCTGTGGCATTTTTTGCAGACGATGAAATGTATTCAATCCCTCGATGCAAAGCCTCAACGGAATCTTTTATACATCCTAAGAATTGATTACACTTAGCGCATAGTAATCCTCTGACTTTATTTGATGAGTGGCAATGATCAACATGCAGTAAGTAGGTCATTTCTTGTGAGTCTTTATGGCATATAGCGCATTTGAAGTTTTGTTTTTTTAGTAGGTCGTCATAGTCTTTGAGTGTTATCCCATAGCGACATTTTAATACGTATCCACGTTGTTTAATCCACTCTTTGCCGGGATTAAGCACTCTAGAACGATCAATTTTGAGCCGTTCTAAATCCTTTAGAACTTTTCTTTTTTCTGGGTTGTTTCTGACCCATTCTCGAACTGATACAGCTCGACATTTTTTGCACCAACTACTGATTCCATTGGCTCGACCTCGGTCTTTTGACATTTCTTCATTTGTGCATAAGGCTTTACATTTCGTGCAAGTGTTATTCATGACAGAATCTTACAGTAAGAATTCAGATTTGTCACGAGTTTTTTTGCGATCTTGATTTTCTAAATTTGTTATTTCTTGGTGACAGGAGCGGCAGACAACTTGAAATCCTATTGCGGGACAAAACAATCTTTCAATAAATTGATCCCATGATACAAATCCTTCGGGTCCAACAACTGGCACAATGTGGTCAGCATGAACTCCATTTTGTGGAAACATTCCTTTGCAAACAGAACATAAATGCAGTTTGCATTTTCTTCCAGTTGCTGGGTTTATTCCGTTTTCAACAAATGCATTTTTAATAGCTCTGTATTTTTCAGGCCATCTTGCTCCTCGTAATGCGCTTTTGATAAACGATGTGAATTTAGCTTTTGTCCATTCTCCATTACAATATGGACGAGGAATGTCATTACGTTTTTTAGTCTTTTTTTTGGCGGTCATTGTGATTTGTTAATCTATCGGCAATAGTTTTTAAATCATAAGCTGTAAGTGCTGGATAGTCTGGTCCTTTTGCAATAAAAATATGTTCATATCCTTTTATTCTCAGCACTTCTGATTTTAAGTCTAGAAGTGTTCTTTTTATTATTACACCAATTGGTTTACCAACAGCTTCTAGTCCATAGGTTTGAAACCCTATTGAATTACCACCACGAATGTCGTCATGCAGGAAAACTTCTTCAATAATTATATCCATTATTCAAAATCTTTAGTTCCTTCTTGGCTTATTACTTTTTCAGATTTTTTCCGAATGTCTCGAAAAACTGATTTTATCCATTTAATTGGATCGTCAATACTTGGAGCGTCCCAATCAAAAGCAGTCATTCTGCTTCCTGTCATTTGATTAATCATTGTGTAAAACTTTCGTTGTTCTCCTTTATGAATAAAATGAATTACTCCCCAAGGTTTTTTTAGATCACACAATGTATGTGGTTTTATGTTGGTTTTCATTAGTTGTCTTCTTTGTCTTCTTGACAGCATTCGCATAACAAAACGATTGATTGAAGTTTTGTTAATTGATCTGAGTCAAGACCATCTTTTGGTAGTTTGATTGCAGATCCATTAGGTTTGTGATAACGAGCATTGTCATTATTTACATCTAAAGCAGTAGATTCTTCTCCGCATTCAGAACATTTTACTTTGATTTTGCTAAGTGGAGTTTTCATTGATTTAAAAATTTCTTGATTAAATTATTATTTTGGTTTAATTTTTCCGCGTTTATCAATTGAAATTATGAGCAAAAATTCAACTCATTACTTGCCTAGCGGAAAAACTTATACAGGCGCTGTTCACAAAATGAATGGTAAGATACACACTGGCGCTAAACATACAGCGACAAGTAAAACCTTAAGTCACACTAAGCCTAGCTCGACTAAAAAAAGTAAATGCTAAATTTAATCTTAAACATCGATAATATGGAAAAAAGATTTACTAAAGTGATTAAAAACCCAGAAACAGGCAGAACCAAAACCATAAAATATGGTCAAGCTGGTAAAGCTGCTGATGGAGGAGATCGTATTCGACCTGGAACTGCAAAAGCTAAAGCTTACTGTGCTCGTTCAGCTAAAATTAAAGGAGATTGGAAAAACAACCCTAATAGTCCAAATTCTTTGTCTCGCAAGAAGTGGAAGTGCTAATAGGATTGTTTGGAATGGTTGCTGTACTTGTTGGATCAAATTCCAATAACGCAAGATCGTGAATTGCGTTTAGCAAATGATACAAACCTACTGCGGTTGCTTTTTCTAAGCATAAATTATTATCTATTGCATGAGATATTTCCTTTTTGCCCATATTGCAAGTTAATTGAGCTCGAAATGCCGCCCATTCTTTTTTTGTGGCTGGTTTTTTCATAGTTTATTTCGGTTGGCTAGGGATTGAAGTGCTTTGGTCGCAATGCTTTCTGGATCTTCTTCACCAAACCTTCCTTGGTAGGAAAGTATTTGCTCAAGAGCCTCCTCTAGCTTGTCCCGCGCATCTCGCGCCTTTTCAAGCGAAGCAAGAAGGTCAAATGCTGTTGTCGTTAAGGATTCAACGGTCTCCCGCGCCTCATCCCGCTGCTGCGTGACGGTGGCTAGTTCAGATCGTAAATTATTCTCAAGATCCGCAAGCGCTTCTGACCATTCAAGCGAGGTTATTATTTTGGCTCTGGCCTTATTGCGTTCGCGTTCCAATTGTTCAGCAAACTCAGTTGGCACAACGTGGTTTCCCCGCGCAAGGTCGTCGGTTTCTGGTGTGTCAGTCATTTTGGTTGGTTGGTTGATTTTGCAGGTTTACGCGCTAATCGGCGGGTAAATCTGCGGATGTAGAGGATAACAACAAGTTCGCTGAATTAAGCATTTTTGCGCTTCCATCCTTTTGCTTTGATTGCCGTCTCCGCAAAAATCGCTAGCCTGTTGGGAGTCATCCACCCCTTCCCGCAGAGATGAATCATCCAGTCAGTCAGTTCTGCCCAGCCTTTAATACGGCGCAGCTCTACAATGTATCCGGCGTGATTCCACTCCATGACAACACACCCGTCTTTTACGGATATAAGTTTTTCGTCTTTTTTTATTTCTTGCATGACTTGCCCAAGGTGTTGGTGATCGGTGACGTTCGGAATAGAATAGTCCGCGCATCCAGTGCCAGCGGTGCAGGCATACACACTAGACGATGTATCCAACGGTAAATCTCTTTTGCATTTTTCGCATTTCTTTTTCATTTTTTTTCTGGATTAGTATCCATCGGGCTGTTTCTAGTGTATTAGTCATTTGCGTTCGGGCTGTTTAGGGATTGTAGGGTTTCGTTGGCTCTAGTTATGTTGTTGACGGTTTCTTGGTATCTCTTCTGGCGACCATATTTTGGCTCGTAACTCCACCAGTCGCGTTCGGCTTTTAGTTCCATTGAGTCCTCAAGACACTCCCGCAGCGCTACCGCCAGTCTGTTTCGCTGCTCGGTGACTTCCTGCATATTAGTTTCGTGGTGTATTTCGGCGGCAGCATATCGAATACCAAGCATTTCGATCTTCTCTCGCGCCTCGTCGCGTTCGCGTTCTAACTTGCGTGAGTGTTCAAACATCTGCGCAAAATCTGATCCTTCCACATAGGATGTCGCCCAAATGTCATCTCGGAGTTCATCCGTTTCTGGTGTATTAGTCATTTTGTTTTAATCAGTTGCAGGGAGTGTTCC